ACGCCTTCGAGCGGGACGAGACCCTCTTCCGCGGCATCGCCGAACACGACTTCCACATGCGCCACGACGGCGCCGTCTCCGTCATCCACCGGGTCAAGTGGAAGTAAGCCCCCGCGGACCGTCCCCGGCCGGCCGCCGGTTCCCCCTCACATTCGGGAGTGTTCCCTGATGCAACGCATCCTTCAGACCGACATCGGGTCGGTCATCACCGCGCGCGCCGGCTCGGCGATCGCCGCCATCACCGCCGGCAGCGGCAGCGACAACGTCGCCGTCAACGGCCTGGCGATCGACCGCAACGCGCTCGGGTTGCCCGGGTCCGCCCTGGTGACTCTGCTGTTCACGGCCACGCTGGGCGCCGGCAAGACGCTGTCGGTTCCGGCCTTCAAGATCCAGGACTCCGGCGATGGTGCCAGCTGGGGCGATTTCACCGCCTTCACGGCGCCCGGCGTGGTGGCCACCACCAGCGGCTCCGGCCAGACCTCCGCGAAGGTCTGCCTGACCGGCGCCCGCCGCTATGTCCGCGTGGTGTTCCAGCCCGACCTGTCGGCGGCGGACACCGACACGGCGTCGGTGGCGGCCTCCTGGACCTTCGGCGGCTTCAGCGTGCTGCCGTCGCCGGCCTGACCTTCCAGGCCGGCGCGCCCGGTTCCCTTTCTGCTCTTCTGTCCCTTGGGAGACTGCCTGCCATGACCACTCTCACCAAAACCCCCGTCCGCTTTCTGAAGACGGCCGCTCCCTATCTCGCCGGCGAAATCGCCGGCTTCCCCGCGGATCAAGCGGCCGACCTGGTCGCCCGCGGCGTCGCCGAGCATTACGAGGACACCGCGAAGGAACCGCCGAAGAAGGCGGCGCGGACCGCCGGCGCCGACCCGGCAGCCTGACCCATGCCGGCGCTCACCGTGGCGGCCGCCGTGGCCGACCGGTCGCTGGTCGACGTCGCGCGGGTCCGGGCCGAGCTCGGCATCAGCGCGGCGGCCCTGGCGGACGACGTGCTGGCCGGCTGGATCCGGGATGACAGCGACGCGGTGTGCGCCGCCTGCGGCGCGGCGGCCGACCAGAAGCGCCGCCGCACCTTCCTGGCCGAGGACGTGACCATCACCTTCAGCGCGGCCGAGGCCTCCCGCGCGCGCCGCCTGCTCCTGTCGTGGCGGCTGGCGCTGGACAGCACCACGGTGGCGGTCCGCGTCGGCGGGGCCCTCCTCGATGCCGGCGCCTACGACCTGGATCCGGATGCGCTGCTGCTGTCGCGCCGCGACGGCGGCAGCTGGGGCGATGGCGTGGTGGTGACTGGCACCGCCGGGTGGGCGCCCGGGGACGTGCCGGCGGCGCTGCGCCAGGCGGTGCTGCGCCTGGTGCGGCTGCGCTGGGAGGGCAGGAGCCGGGATCTGACCCTGAAGGCGATCAGCCTGGAGGGGTCGGTGCGCGAGGAATATTGGATCGGCGGCACCGGTCCCGGGGGCAGCGGCATCCCGGCCGACATCATGGCGGCGCTGCGGGCCGAGGGCCTCGTCGCGCCGGCGGTGGGGTGACGGCATGGACGCCCGCAACATCGCCAACCTGATGCGCCGCCACGGCCGGCCGGTCGTGCTGCGCCGCCAGCTGCCGACCACCCCGGTGTCCTTCGCCACCGTGGTGGTGCAGGGGCTGGAGCGCGCCTTCGGCGTCCACGAGCTCGCCGGCGCCATCGTCCAGGGCGACCACCAAGTGATCGTCCTCGAGGAGGAGCTGGCGGCCGCCGGCTACCCGCTGCCCGTCCAGCACAACGACCTCGTCGTGATCGGCCCGATCGTCACCGACGGCGTCTGGCAGCGCGGCAGCGGCCGGCCGCTGACCATCCAGGACCCGGGACCGCGCGCCGGTGTCGGCTTCTGGATCCAGGCGCGGGGGTGACGCTATGGCGAGCCTTCACGCCTTCGAGCTGCTGCGCAGCTTCGTCGACGCGACCTGGCCAGACGCGGCGCCGGCGCCGTGTCCGCTGAACTGGGACAACGAGGCCTTCGCGCTGCCACAGCCGTTCGACGCGCAGGACCAGCCGCAGTGCTGGGGCCGCGTGCTGGTCAACGGCGACCTGTGGGAGCAGCAGTCGATCGGCGCCGGCGACCCGGCGGCGGAGCGCTGGGGCGAGACCGGCAGCCTGCTGCTGACCGTCTTCGCCCCGGTGAACGCCGGCAGCCAGCCGGTGCGCGCGCAGCTGACCGCCTTCGCCGAAATGTGCCGCGGCCAGGACCTCGGCGGCCAGCTCGAGCTACAGGACGTGCATTTCGACCCGATCGGCACCAAGGACGAGTCCGGCGCCTGGTGGGGCATGACCATCACCATCGACTGGTTCAGGAGTTGACCACCATGAGCACGCACACCGTCGCCAAGCCCTTCAGCACCCCGACCCGCCGGTTTGCCGTCGGGCAGCCGGTCACCGAAGCCGACATCACCGGCCCGCTGTCCTTCGCCGAGCGCGTGGCGCTGGGCCAGATCGCCGCACCGGTGCTCGACCCGGTGCCGGCCGCCGAGCCCGCGCCAAAGCCGGCCAAGGGCGGCAAGGCGCCGACCGGCGAGGCGGACCCCGCCGCCTGACCATCCACCCTGTCATCCGCATTTCGAGGCCGCCCGTGTGAGGCGGCTTTTTCTTTGGCCGGAAGGAGCCGTCCATGACCAGTTCAAACCGCGTCCGCCTCTCGGGCGTTGCTGAAGCCACCTTCGGCGAGACCCCCGCCAACCCGCGCATGCGGCGGCAGCGGGTCACCTCGATCGGCCTGTCGCTCAAGCCGGAATACGTCGAATCCGACGACATCCGCGACGACCGTATGGCCTCCGCCCCGATCATGGTGGGTGAGTCCAACACCGGCCAGATCGGCATCGAGTGGCACTACCCGCTGCCCGGCAGCCTCCTGGACGAGGAGATCAAGTCGGCCTTCTGCAACGACTGGGTCAACACGCCGTGGCGCGACAACGACGGCGTCGCCGATTCCGTCATCTCGGCCGTGGTCGCCACCGGCGGCGTGGTGACCGTGGCGGCCGGCGCGGCCTTCGTCGCCGGCCATCTGGTCCGCTTCACGAAGTTCGGCATGTCGGCCAACAACACCATCGCCAAATGCACGACCGGCAGCGCCACCGTGCCGGCCTTCGCCGGCGCCGGCCTGGTCGACGAGGCCGCTCCGGCCGCGAACGCCCGGATGAAGGTCATCGGCCTGGAAGGCGCCGCGAGCGACCTCACCGCCCTGGCCGACGGGCTGGGCTCGATGGCGCTCGACTTCACGACGTTCAACCTGTCGATCGGCCAGTGGGTGAAGATCGGCGATGTCGGGGCCGCCTACCGCTTCGCGACCGCCGGCGCCAACGGGCGCGCCCGCATCGTCGACATCGCCGCCAACAAGCTGACGCTCGACAATCTGCCGGCGGCCTGGGCGACGGACAACGGCAACGGCAAGACGATCCGGGTCTTCTTCGGCGACGTGATCCGCAACGGCGTCCAGAAGATGGGGGTCACCCTGGAGCGCGGGTTCATGGGGCAGACCGTCCCAACCTACATCCCGCAGCGTGGCATGCGGATCAACACCCTGGAGTTCGGTGGCCAGGCCAAACAGAAGGCCTCCGGCTCGCTCTCTTTCGTCGGCATGCGCGGCGAATCCAGCCAAGTCCCGCTCGACGCTTCGCCGGATGACGCTCCGGACGACGTGAACTACCCCGTCTTCGCCTTCAGCGCCAATTGCGGGCGGGTCGGCTACGGCGGCGGCGCCCTCGGAACGCCGAACTGGGCCAAAGCGCTAAAGTTCACCCTCAACAACAACCTGCGGCCGCTCGACGCCATCGCGGACGGCGACAGCAACGCGCCCGGTCCGGTGGACGTGCAGGACGGAGCGTTCGATCTCGCGGTGGAGCTGGACTGCTACTTCGGCAACGACAGCATCCTGAACGACATCCTGACCGGCACCGGCCGGGCCGTGAACGCCTGGCTCGACAAGAACGGCAAGGCCATCGTGTGGGAGGCCCCCTACCTCACCCCGCGCGAGGGCGACCCGACGGTGTCCGGCAAGAACCAGGACGTCATGCTGCCGGTGCGGGCCACCGCCTCCAAGGACCCGGTCACCGGGGTGCAGTGCATCCTGAATCGCTTCGAGTTCGTGCGCTGATCCCCTGACGCGATCCCGCGACCAACGGGACAGAGGCTGCCCTCGACCGGGGCGGCGTGGCGGCTCGCGCGGGCCGCGGGCGGGCGTTTGGTCGGCGCCCGCCCATCCACCGCGCACTCCGACCAACCGACCATAGGAATCACGACCATGAAGACCAACCTGCTGACCGCCGCCTCGCTTGACGCCCTGCTGGTCGACGAGAACGTCTACATCGACGGCCGCTGGGTCCAGCCGGACCCCGACCTGCCCCTGCGCATCAAGACCAAGCCGCTGGGCGACGAGTACGCCGACGCGCAGGCCCGCATGCAGCGCAAGGCCGCCACGGGGCTGGGCGGCGACACGGAGAAGCTCCCGGTCGCCGTGAAGCGCTCGATCAACGCCAAGTGCCTGATCAACCACGCTCTGATGGACATCGAGAACGCCGTCGTCGGTGGGCAGGCGCTGGACTTCGAGGCGTTCTGCGCCCTCATCCAGGAAAAGCGCGGCCAGAAGCTGCTCGGGCTGGCGTTCACCGCCGCCACCATGGCGACCGAGGCGGAGGCCGAGGAGGTCAAGGAAGCGGAGGGAAACTGACCGCCGCCCTTCAGGATTTCCTGACCCGCAAGGCCGGCGACGTCGATTTGCTGGCCGACCTTGCGGCGGAGGAACCTGAAGCGGCGGCGCTGGTTGCCGACCGTCTCGCCGAGCTGGGCGAGGCGGTCGAGCCGCACGCCTGGTGCCGCTGGGCCTGGCGGGCGTGGCACACGCTCTCCGACAGCCGCCAGTGGCGCGGCGGCGGCATGGGGCCGGCGACGCCCAGCCCCATTCCCTGGCCGGTGGTGGCCCGGTACGCCGCGCACCACCAGCACCCGCTGCCCGTCCTGCTCCGGCTGCTGCGCGCCATGGACGATGTCTATTGCGCCTGGTGGGCCGAGCAGGCGAAGGCGGCGGCCAAGCGGACGGAGGACTAGCCCATGGCCAAAGCCGCCGCCTTCGCCCGGTCGCTCGACCTGTTCGTTGACCGCACCCTGTCGCCGGCGGCGCAGTCCGCCCGGCTGGCCGGGGCGGCCAAGCGGGAGCTGGCACGGCTGGTCGCCGAGGGGCACGCCTCGCCGTCCTACCAGCGGTTCGTCGACGGGCGGGAGGGCGCCGCGGAGGAGACGGTCGCGCCGGCGCCGGGCGGCCGGATCGTCTATCGCTTCAATCACCTTGGCGCCGTCGGCACCTTCGCGGTGTCGTTCCTACGGCAGCGCAGCCCGGCGGCGTCCGGGCTGCCGGCGCGGCCGCGGAACGGCAAGCACGGGGCTTATCGGGACAGCTTCTGGATCGGCGTGAACGGCCGGGCCTTCCCGGCGGCCCGCTACGATCCGGAGCTGGTGCCGGCCGGCGCCGAGCTGGTCATCTACAACATCAACGCCTACAGCCGGAAGGTGGACGTCCAGCAGGTCGGGGGGAAATCCCTCTCCTTCAGCGTGCCTCCTGGGATTTTCGACGACGCTGCGAAAGCCATTCGCACCCGGTACGGGTCGCTCGTCGATGTGAAGCGCGTCTACACCATGCGCTTCGATGGCCAGTACCTCCTGAAAAACGAACAGGTGCATCGGTCCGGCCGCTATGTCGGCCGGTCGCGCAACCGCGCAGGCAAACCGGTGGAAAGCCCGGCGTTGATCATCACTCCGCGCCTGTGAGGCTGCCCATGACGTCACAAGTCGAAAGCCTGTCCGTCGGCTACGAGGACAACGCCTCCGCGGCCGCCAACACCAGCGCCCAAGCCATCCGGCGGGTGGGTGAGGAGGCGTTGGCCACCGAGGCGAAGGTCACCCGGGCCAGCCGGTCCGGGGCGCAGCTGGCTCGCGCGTTCGGCGATGCCGAACGGCTGGCCGCGCGGCTGACGGCGGCCACCCGACCGTACCGCCAGGCCCTGGAGGACCTGGAGCGCAGCGAGCTCAGCCTGGCTGAGAAGGAGCGGCTGCGGGTCAGCATCCTCGCCCAGCAGGACGCGGCGGTGCAGCGGGTCACCGCGCAGCACGAAAAGCTGATGGCCGGCCTGCGGGCGTCGGAGGCGGCCGCCACCGCCCAGGCCGCCGGCATGGCCGCCGCGACCGCGGCGGCGGGGTCCTGGTCGGGGGCGATGGCCAGCGTCTACGCCGCGGCCGGATCCGTCACCACCGGGATCAATGGCACCGTCCACGCTCTACAGCTGCTGAACGCCGATTTCCGGACCGGCCATGCCGGCTTTGCCGAGTGGAGCGCTGCGGCGAAAGGGCTGGAGGCCAGCCTGCGGGGCGTCAGCGCGGCGCAGAAGGCGATCAACGACGCCACCGGTATCAGCCGCCAGACCGTCAACACCGCCACCATCGGCCCGCTGAAGCACGCCGTCACCGGCACCGCCGCGCCGACGGGCAACACCCTGGGGCTGGTGACGGGTGACGCGAGTGCGACCGCCGCCCGGCTGGCCGACCTGGAGGCGGCGTTCGGCGAGGCGGACAAGGCGCTCGACGGCTACCGCGCCTCGCTCGGGCTGGTCGACGTTGCGCAGCAGCGCTACGAGGCCGGGCTGGACGAGCTACAGCGGACCATCCGCCTTGCCGGCGTGGAAGAGGCCGAGGGCGCTCGGTTGCTGGCCGCCTATGCCGCCGCGCACGATCCGGCCATCAAGAAGGCGAAGGATCTTGCCACGGCGCAGGCGACCGCCGCGAAGGAGACCGAGCAGGCGGAGCGCGCCGCCCTGGCGAAGATGTCGGCCGATTGGGATGCCGCCGTCCGCGAGCGCGAGGCCGACGCCGCCATGATCATCGCGGCCGAACGGGATGCCGCCGCCGCGGTGAAGCAGGAGGAGACGGCGCTCCGCTCGCTGGTCGGTACCTTGGACCGCACCTTCGGCGCCGAGGAGCGGTTGACGGCGCAGCAGCGGCTGCTCGACCGGGCTCACCGTGATGGCGTCGGGGGCATCAAGCTATCCGAGGATCAGCACAAAGCCCTGTCGGCGGCACTGAAGGAGCAGCACGACCTCGCCACCCGGTCGGCAACCAGCACCAAGTTGGCCGCTCACGAATCGCTGAACCTCGGCTACCAGCTCCAGGATTTCGTGGTGCAGGTCGGCTCCGGCCAGGGCGTCATCACGCCGCTGTTGCAGCAGGCGCCGCAGGCGGTGGGCGCCGTCGGCGGGGTTGGCCGTGCCGTGGCCCTGATGACGTCCCCCATCGCTCTGGCGACGATGGGCACGCTGGCGCTCGGCGGCGCGATGGCGGTTGTCATCGCGCGGGCGGTCGAGGTCAGCGCTCACACCCGCCGCCTTTCGGTGGACATCCAGGCCATGGGCAACGCCTCGGGGGTTTCGGCGGGGCAACTGCGCGCCATCGAGACGCAGCTCCGTCAGCAGGGCGTTAGCGGGGATGCGGCCTTCGCCGCCGCCCGCACCCTTGCCGGCGCGCGAGGGCTGCCGTCGTCCATGCTGGGCGATGTCGCCAGCATCGGCCGGAACATGGCGGCCGGAACCGACGACGTGGCCGAATCGGTCAAGGGTCTGACCGACGCCCTGTCCGAAGGGTACGCCGGCATCCGCAAGCTGGATGACCAATACAATTTCCTGACGGTGGACGAGCGCCGGCAGATCGAGACGATGGCGCGGCATGGCGATCAGGCTGGCGTGCTCAAGACCGCGATCGACGCGCTCCACCGGCAGTTCGACGGGCTGCACGAGAAGGCGCTGAGCCCGGCCGGCGCGGCTATGGAACGCCTGTCCGCCGGCTACAACCGCTTGCTCGACTCCATCGCCAGCCGCCCCATCGTCCTCAAGGGGCTGGAGACGCTGGCCCTGCTGCTGGACAAGACGGCCGGCAGCATCGGAGAGCCGACCAAGGCGGAGCGGATCGCCGGCATCCGCCGGGAGCTGTCGGATCTGGATGCGCAGTACAGCCGCCTGCCCGAGGCGACATCCGGCATCCAGGCCAACCACGAGGCGATCATCCTGCGCCGCATCGACCTGATGCAGCAACTCGCCAAACTGGAGAAGGAGAGCGCGGCAAACCAGTCGTCGCAAATCCGCACCGGGGCGCCGCGCACCGCCGGCACATCCAACGCCCGGAGCGGGATGCCCGACCCTGCCGCTGCCAAGTATGTGAGCGAGCAGGCTGCGGCCTTCGAGCATCTGTCCGAAGCGATGCAGGGGAATGCCATCCAGCGGACGCTTGCTCAGGCCGACATGCGGGCAGAGGAAGAGATCCGCGACCGCCGCCTGCGCGGCTTGGCGGCCGACGAAATCAGGACCATCCGGCATAAGGAGGCGCTGCTCCAGCTCACGGTCGCGGTGGTGGACAGCAACCGGGCCGCCGCCGCTGACGTCGCCGGCAACGAGCTGGTGGCGCGGGCCTACGGCGTGTCGTCGGCAGCGGTGCGCGAGGCGACGCTCCACCAGAAGGCCATGGCCGAGGCGGCGCGGGGCACGATCGAGCCCTACGACGCCATCGTGGCCCGCCTGCGCGCCGTGGATGACGCCCAACGGGCCGTCCAGGCGGCGCAGTACGACCAGACCCTGCGGCAGCAGGCCGAGGACGCCGAGCGGCTGGCCTCCGCCTGGGGGCGCGGCGCGGGCGCGGCGCGCGAGGCGGCGCTCGCCAACGAGGTGCTGGCCGAGGCACGCAAGCGCGGGCTCGATCCAGAGCGGGATGCCGGTGAGATCGGCAACATCGGCGCTGGTGTCTGGGCGCGCGACCAGGCGCAGCGGACGCAGCAGTTTGCCCAGATGGCGTCGGAGCAGCGCCGTGCCGTCGAGTTGGCGAACGCCGAATTCGACATGCTCGGCGCCAGCAACGCCGAGCGGGCGAAGACGGTGGCGATGCTCCAGGCCGCCAACGACCTGCGGGACAAGGGCGCCGACCTGACCGACGCCGGGACGCGCGCCTACATCGAGCAGGCCGGCGAACTGGCGCGGGTCAACAGCCAGTTGCAGGACGCGGCCCAGAATGCCGGCAATATCGCGCAGCCCATCGGCTCGGCCTTCGAAGACTTCCTGGTCGGCGCTGAGAAGGCGGGGGATGCTGTCCGCACCCTCGGTGAAGATCTGAAGCGGATCGTTGTCCGGATGACCATCACGAAGCCCGCGGAGACGGCGGTCTCCGGATGGCTGAGCAGTCTGATGTCCGGCGGGGTGTCCGTCGCCAACGACAACCGTCCAACGCCGGCCAACGATCCCGGCGGGCTCGACCGGCTGGTGAGCACCGTCAAGGGTGGGCTGGGTTCGTCCTCGTCGAACGCCATGTGGGTCCGCATGGCGGCTGGCAGCGCTGCGCTCGACATCGGCGCAATGGCTTCCGGCGGCCTTATGCCTGTCGCCATCAAGGACGGCGGCGACGTGGCGGACCTGATCCGCTCGGAGGCGCGGGCGCAGGGTGTGCCGGAGGAAGTCGCGCTCGCCATCGGCCGGATCGAGAGCGGGCTCCAACAGTACCGTGCCGACGGCTCTGTTCTGCGCTCGTCCGCCGGCGCCATGGGTGTCATGCAACTCATGCCCGGCACGGCGCAATGGCTGGGCGTGGACGCCTCCGACACCCGCGAGAACGTCCGGGGCGGCATCAAGTATCTGGCGATGCTGGGGCGCCAGTTCGGCGGGGACTGGTCGCAGGTTGCGGGCGCCTACAACGCCGGCCCCGGTCGGATGACGCAGTACCTCCAGCAGGGCCGCACCCTGCCGGCGGAAACCGTCACCTACATCGAGAAATTCGGCTCGTCGGTCCAAACGGCCAACGCCGCCGTGGTGGGGCTGGCCGCCCCGGTCCAATCCATGGCGATGGCGCAGACGGCGCAGGTCCGGGCGCAGCAGGCGGGCGCCACCGCGACGCAGGCCCTGACCGAGGGGCAGCAGGATGCGGTGTCGGCGGCGCTCGCGGCGGTCCGTGGGATGGATGCGGTCCGGGGCACCGCCGAGGACGTGGACGTCCGTTGGAGCGCCGTGTCGGATTCGTCGACGACGGCAGTCCAGAAGATGGCGGACGCCCAGCGCCGCGCGGCCGATACCATGGCCGGCGGCGCGGCGGTGTTCGCCAGCGGCGCGCAGCAGGCCGGCGCCTACATGGTGTCCGGCTCGCAGCAGGCGATGGGCGCGCTCATCTCCATCATCGGCGCGGCGTCGGGCATCCAGGGCGGCGGCATCCCCGGCCAAGTGGTGCAGGCCGGCGGTCCGCAAGGCATCGCCAGCAGCATCCAGCAGCTTGGCGGGGTCCTCCAGAAGGCGACCGGATCGGACCTGTTCGGCGGCGGCTCGCTCGGCGGCATCAAGGAGTGGCTCAACACCCCGCTGTATGGCGGGTCGGGCGCGGTCCTGAACACCGGGGCGGTGCAGCAGACCGCCGCCTCGCTGGGGTCGGGGGCGCGCGAGATGGCGAGCGCGTCGATGCCGCTCTCCGGCTCTCCGGGCGCGGGCGGCGTCACGGCCGGCGACGCGCTCGGCGCCGTCGGCTACGGCTTCAACGCCTTCCAGAACTTCCGGCAGGGCAACACCATCGGCGGCATCGGCAACCTTGCCGCGACCGCCATGATGTTCATTCCCGGCGCGCAGGTCTTCGCGCCGTTCGTCGCGATCGGCTCCCAGCTTCTGGGTGGGCTGTTCGGCAAGGACCGCGGCACCCCGACGGCGGCGGCGACCGTCACCTACAGCGGCACCAATCAGGTCGCGAGCAGCTACAACCAGGACAACGACGGCTCGCTGGAGCAGGCGCAGCAACTCCTGTCCAGCATCGACGCGGCCACCAAGCAATTCATCACGGCGGCCAGCGGCGCGACCAACGGCGAGTTCGGCATCGGCGTGGAGGGGCGTGACGGACGCTTCAAGGCCCGGACGCTGACCGGCGAACTGCCCGGTGACTTCGGCAGCCTGGATGAAGCGGTCATCGCCGGCTTCAAGGCCAACGTCAGCAAGGGCCTGATTTCCGCGTCGGACGACGTGCTGAAGGCCATCGGCACCAGCACCAAGACCGACATCAACGAATGGCTGGGCGACGTCTCGTTCGCCAAGACCTTCCGGCCGCAGTTCGACTCGCTGATGGCGAATCTGGATCCGGTGTCCAACCAGATCAAGACGTTCACCGAGGCGAGCAAGCAACTTGGCGAGCAGGTCCAGGCCAACATCGTCGAGTGGCGGGACACCGCGTCCCGGCTCGGGCTGGCCACCGAGGGCGAGCTGACCACGGCGGCACGGCGCGGCATCGAGGCGATGATGGGGCTCGGTCCCGTCACCCAGCCGCTGGTCGGCATGGCGGCGGCGACCAAGCAGGCGGAAATCCAGTTCGAGGCGTTCCGGCCGGCGCTCGCCTCCCTCGGCTACACGGCCGAAGAGGTCGCCGACATGGCGACCCGCTACACCGCCAAGCTGACGACCGCCTACAGCGATGCGGTCGGGCTCCTCCAGCGCCAGGGCGGCGTGTCGGTCGCCGCGCTGGACGGTCGGGGCACCAGCCTGTCGGCAGCGGATACCTTCCGAGCCGCCGGTGCAACGGTGGAGGCCGTGACAGCCCCAGCCTTCGCGGCGCTCGCCGATGGTCTGGACGGGCTGACGGCTGCCGCGCGGCGCGGCGCGCTGACCTATGCCGACGTCGAGGCCGGCTGGCGCGCTCTCAACCAAGCCGTTTATGACGGCGTGCTGACGGCCGACCAGTACACCACCGCCGTCGGCCTGCTGACGACCGCCTACCAGGACAGCCAGACGGTGCTGTCCACACTGCGGCAGGGCTGGACCTCGGTCCAGGCGATCACCGAGCCCCACCGCCAGCCGACGGCGACGGACGTGCTCGATGGCGCGATGGTCCGTGGTGGTGCGGAGGGTGTGGCGGGCCTACGGGACCAAATGGACGGTTTTTTCGGTGCGGTGCGCGCCGGGACCGCATCGTTCGGTGATCTGGCCGCCACCTACGGCCAAGCCGCCAATCTGTACCGCGCAGGGACGATCACGGGCGAGCAGTTCACGACCGTGGTGCAGAGCCTGACGACGGCGTGGACCGACGCGGCCAACGCGGCCAAGGCCCTGACCGCCTATCAGTCCGACATCACCAGCCGGATGTATACCTCCGTCGGGGCGTCCCGGACGGCGGGGTTGCTGGCGCTCGACCAGCAGCAGGCGGTCGAGTTGGCGCAGGCGCGGGATGCCGGCTACGACACGACCCGCCTGCAAGAGGTGCAGGCGGCCGAGCGGGGCCAGAAGGCGTTCGACCTTGCGCGGGCCGATGTCCTGGAATGGTACGACCGTGAGATCGCGGCCAAGCAGGAGCTTGTGACCTCGCTCCAGGACGGCGCCATCAAGATCGTCCAGATCGCCAAGCAGTTCCAGCAGGCGGCCGACAGCATCCGGCTCTCCGAGGATGCGCCAATCAGCCCGCAGGAGCGGCTGGCCGAAGCGGTCCGGCAGTGGAATGTGGCGCTCGGCACCGTCCGGTCGGACGCGGCCACTGACAGCGAAAAGGAAACCGCCCGGTCGATGCTGACCCAGCTCGGCCAGACCCTGGTGTCGATCGAAAAGACCAACTCGGCCGGCACCGCCAGGACCCTCTATGACGAGGTGCTCCGGGTTTTCGGCGAACTGGGCGATGTCACGGGGCTCGGCGTCGACACCGCGGACCGGCAGCTTCAGACCGCCAACGACAGCCTGAAGGAGTTGCAGAAGGCCCGCACCGAAGCCGCCAATCTCGGCCAGCGGCAGCTCGGCAGCCTGGACAGCATCGTCAGCATCATGAACCAGTCGTACAGCCTCTGGCAGGCGTCGCTCGTCCCGGCCAACCAGAACACCGGCACCCCGACGTCGGCCACCCTGGACCAGATGTTGAAGGGGCTGACCAAGGACACGCTGGGCGGCATCATCGAGTGGGCCAAGGCGCAGGGGCCGGAAACCTATCAGAAAGCGCTGGTCGCGGCCGACACCCGGCTCGGGTGGGAAAACAACCCCTACCGCTACGCCGCGCCGGCGGATGTCGCCACGATGGATGGGACCGGCTTCGGCATCGACGACGCGTTGGGGTTCCTCAAGCAGTTCGGCTACACGGGCCAATTCGACAGCAACGCGAACGCCTTCATCCAATCGCATGGGATCGGAGACCAGTACACGGCGTTCCTGCGGGACTTCAAAGCCCGCAACTCGGTGGAGGGTAAGCGGACCCGACTGGCGGCGTTCACCGACGCCCAGATCGAGGCGGCATTCGGCGGGATGGCGGACATCCAGGCGGTGCGGGCGGCCGATCCGGGGTTCGACCTACGCCGCTGGTTCGAGCAGTTCGGCATCAACGAGGTGCTGTCGGGTGCCCGCCACATCCCCGGATTTGCCACCGGCACCCTCGCCACCCCGCCCGGCGCCGTCTGGGTGGGTGAGCGCGGTCCCGAGCTGATGTGGCAGGACGGCGGGGCAGCGGTCGCCTCGTCGGCCGACAGCCTGCGGATCGCCGGCATCTATGCGTCGGCGGTCAACGACCGTTGGTCGGCGACCAACGTCAGCGACTTCCGGCCGGCGGCTCCGGCCCGGCCGGAACGAGGCAATGGTCGGGACGCCGCCATCCTGGCCGAACTACGCCGGCTCAACGACCAGATCGCCGAACTCCGGAAGGCCGTGCACGACGAAGAGGGCTCCGCGCAGAACCAGCGCGGCGTCCTGCTGACCAAGCTGATCAAGACGGTGGAAGCCTTGCAGGCCGAACTGGCCGAGCAGAAGCCGCGTCTCACCGCATAGGGGACACCCGCATGAATGTGCATCTCTATGACCTCGTGGCTTATCACAAGGCCACGGGCCACAAGCACCTATGGCCTCTTTGCGCCGGGTCGCGCGCCTTCCAGTCCCGTAGCGACGATGATCCGTCCGGCGTGACCTGGCTGCCGGTTGTCAGCCAGTGGGCTTCCGTCGCCGTCCGGGCGGCGGCGGACGGCGCCAAGGCCGAGATCGACGCCATGGGGCTCATCAACGTGCGGAAGGACGCCGAGGACGACATCCCGCGCCATGCCTCGGTCTACGACCTGACGGCAGGGGTGTGGTTGCGGGTACCACTGGGGGTGCGGCCGCTCAACATCCTGCTGACCGACTACATCGTCCAATCTGTGACCGAGCGCGTCGTCGACGAGGCGGCGCCCCTCTCCAGCGCAGTCACCGTCTGGCGGGCCAAGGCCGGGAGGACGGCGCCGGATGTGACCTCGCTGCGCCTGCCGATCTACGACCGGCAACTCGACTTCGACACGCCGATCCAGAAGGACAGCGCGAAGTATCTCGGCACCGGAACCGGCGGTTTCGACGGGCCGACCAGCTTGCGGAACGTTCTCAAGGAGCGATGCTTCGGCCACGTCCCTTTCGCTGCCCCGACCTATCTCGGCATCATCGGCGGCTATCACCGCTGGTCGATCAACGGCGGCAACCCCATCGAGGACGTACCGCGCGGTTGGTCGGGCGGCGTCGCCGTCATCAAGGTCAACGGCACCCCGGCCTCCTACCAGTTCGCCGTCGACCTCGCGACCGGCATCATCACCACAGCGGTCCACTACGAGGATTTCCGGGTCGAGTGCAAGGGCGACAAGACCGGCGGCGTCTGGCGCCGCTACATCGGCGAACTGATCGCCTTTCTGGCCGTCCAGCACGGTGGGATCGTCACCAGTGCCGACGCCACCGGCATGGACGCGATCCCGCGCACCGTGGGGCTGTACCTGCCGGCCGGCGCCGGCACCACCCACCGCGATGCCTACGGCAAGCTCGTGGGCTCCGTCCCGCGTGGCCGGTGGTGGATCGACCTGGATGACGACAAGCTGATCGTCACCCGGCTGCCGCGCGCGACGGCGGTCACGCCGATCCGCAGCTACAGCAAGGCCAGCGGCGCCACGGATGGCCTGAAGCCCATCGCCAACAGCAGCGTCATCCCAGCCAAACAGGTGACGGTGCTCTACGCGGAAAACCCCAACGCGCCCGACAGTGCGGCGGCCGACGCCACGGCCGAGGATGCTGGCCTCTGGACGCAGCAGTGGCGGGAGTCCGACAGCGCCACCGACCCGGTGATCGCTGCGGCCTACGGCGTCTCGGCCAAGGTGGAGCGCATCGAGACCGCCCTGACCCTCAAGGCCGACGCCGACGCTGAGGCGCCGCTCTGGCTAGCCGAGAAGGCATGGCCGCCGCAGGCCTACAGCATGAAGGTCCGGGACGGCGCGCCGGGCTTGTGGATCGGTGACGCCATCACCGCCATCGACGACATCGCCGGCTTCGAGGGTGACGGCGCCACGGCGGTGATCTACGGCCGGACCAACCGGGACCGGGGCGGCGGCGCCACCCTCTACGTGGAGCGCTGAGCCATGGCTGGTCCCATCCTTGCCTACGTGGCGGACCGGAACGAGGTGCAGAACCCCTCCACGGACAATCCCTGCACCGTCACCAGCAACGTGCTGTGGTCGGCCACAGCCCCGCTTTCGAACATCCTGACCACCCCAATATCCGACCGTGCGGTCTGCGCCGTCCTCGGCACGGGCGACCCGGTGACGGGCGAGCCTGTTGCCCCGGTGGTGATCGAGTTCGCCTGGGAATCACCGATCGACCTGAGGCATGGCGGGCTCTACGAAGCCAACCTGCGCCAGCTCGCCAACTTCCGCATGGAGGGATTCCTTTATGACGAGTTGGTGGCAACCACCCATGCCGATGGTGTGGACCTGCTCGTCGGGCCGCCGCTGACCGATCCGGAGGATATGCCGGCCGGGGCGCCGAACCAGATGCTGGGCAACCTCGATCCGCGTGATTTCCGGATCCTGCCCACCAACCTGATCGCCATCGTCCCCCAGGTGCCTGTGACCAGGATTCGGTGGAGCCTCTGGGGGCCGGCGTACCGGCCGGACGGCAGCGACGACACCAGCTACCGGATCGGTTTCGCCTGGGCCGGGGATGGGATGGTTTTCACCCGGCATGTCGGCTCGTCCGGCGAGGGCGTCAAGGACAACGACGAGGTCATCACCGGCGCCGGCGGCTCGGTGTGGGTGGAGCCCGGCATTGTCAAGCGGACGATCACCATCGACCGCGGCATCAACGACAAGAAGACCAGGGACGCCCTGTTCAAGATGGCGCTGCGGACCGGGAAGCGGAAGCCACTGGTCTACGTACCGAACATCACGGACCCCGGCGAGAACGCCCTGTACGGCGGTCTCTACCGGCGCACGACCGACCACAGCCAAGTCTACGTCGATCCACGGCATACGAATTTCAAAGGCGAGATGGAGGATTTCAAGGAATGAGCTTACCTCAATCATTCTGGGACGCCATCGACCGTCTCAAGCAGTACAATCTGGGCCTCTACAACGCTGTTTCGAACAAGTTCGGCCTGTCTGGTGTCGGCGGCATGGCAGCGAACTGGCGGCGACACTCCACCGATACGGCGGCGGTGGGCGAGACGATCGCCGGCATCGCTGAAAGTGTGGCTGCGAGCGACAGTGCTGCCGCCGCGTCCGCTCTCGCCGCCGCCGGCAGCGCGGGCAACGCCGCGGCCGATGCCGCCGCTGCTCATGCCGACCGGGTGCTGTCCGAGACGGCCCGCACGGCGGCGCAGGCCGCTGCTGCATCCGTCCTGCCCGGCCAGCCGGGCGGTGTGTGCGAGCTGGACGGCGACGGCAAGGTGCCGACCGCCCGCTTGCCGGCGGCAATTTTGGGCGCTCTCAACTATCAGGGCGGGTGGAACGCCGCAACCAACAGCCCGGCCATCCCGACGGCGGCGGCGGGCAACAAGGGCCGCTACTACGTGGTTTCGGTGGCCGGGACCACCGCGATCAACGGCGAGTCGGATTGGCAGGTCGGCGACTGGATCGTTTCGTCTGGCTCAAGCTGGGGCAAGGTGGACAACACCGACCGCGTGCGCTCCGTCGCCGGCCGGGCCGGGGACGTCACCTTGACGGTGGCCGATCTGCCCGATCTGGCCGAATTCATCCGCGACACGGTGGCCGCCTTCGTGGTGCCGGGCAATGGCGTGAGCATCGTCCACAACGACGCGGCCAACACCCTGACTTTCGACGTGACCAGCCACGGACTGGTGGCGGCGCGGTACTGGCGGCTGTTTTCCAGCGGCGCGCCCTACACGGGAGCTGGCGACTACACGGCCCTCTACGAACTGGAGATGTTCGGTGCGGCCGACGCTACCGGAACCGATCTCACCACGGGCAAGACGGCGACCGCCAGCAGCGCCTACCCCGGGTTCCCAGCTGGGCGGGCGATCGATGACAACCCCTCCACGGAGTGGTCCACCGCTGACGGACAAGCGTCCAACGCTTGGATTTACGTGGACTTCGGGACGGCAGTGACGGTGCGAGCCCTGTCGCTCACGCCGCAACCCAGCCGCATCAGCGGGACGGTGTTCGTGCAGTATTCGTTCGATGCGTTGGCCTGGGCGACCTTGGCGACCATCGCCCCGGTCAACGTGACCGGCAAGCAGGTGTTCACCTACCTTCAATAGCCCCGCGACAACATTCCAACCTGACCGACCCGGCCGCAGTGAGCGGCCTTTTTCGTGCCCGCAAAAAGTACGGGCGACCGGTCGGGGCACCGGCCGCAGTGCTCGTCGTCTGCCCCTTCTCCCGCTTGTCCCCACGATCACAGGAGCCACTCCCATGCGTGCCATTCCGCAAACCGCCATCGACCTGGTCATGCAGGCCGAGGGCCTGCGCCTCACCGCCTACCCGGACGCCGCCACCAAGGCCGACCCGTGGACGATCGGCTACGGCCACACCGGCGCCGACGTCCACCGCGGCTTGAAGATTACCAAGGCCGACGCCGAGGAGCTGCTGCGCGCCGACCTCGAGGCCGCCGCCGCGATCGTGGATCGCGTCGTCACCGTCTCGCTGACTGACGACCAGCGCGGCGCGCTGATCTCGTTCGTCTTCAACGTCGGGCCCGGGCGGAAGGCCCGGGGCAAGGACACCGGCAAGGACGGGTTCGTCACCCTGCGCACCGGCAAGCCGTCGACGATGCTGGTCAAGCTCAACGCCGGCGACTACGCCGGCGCGGCGGCCGAGTTCAGCAAATGGACGCGCGGCGACGGCAAGGTGATGTCCGGCCTGGTCAAGCGGCGCGCGGCCGAGGCGGCGCTGTTCCTCGCCGGCGAGGTGCATGCGGCCACCCGGTCGGCCGAGCCGGCGCCGGCGGCGCGGCCGGTGACGCGGTCGGCGTCCGGCTTGGCGGGGCTGGGCACGCTGGGCCTTGGCGGCGTCGCGGTGGCGCTCGACCAGGCGCGCGAGGTGTCCGCCGCCGCCCGCGGCCTGCTCGAGGTCCTGCCGCACGGCGTGCTGGGCTGGGGCGTGGCGGCGGTGCTGGCGGTGGCGGTGGTCGCGCTGCTGATCCGCCAGCGGGCCGACCAGCGCCAGGCAGCGTGATGGGCGTGCTGGCCACGCTGTGGGCCCGGATCGGCCCCACCCTGATCGCCGCCGGCGTGATGCTGGTGGCGATCGCCACCTTCGGCGCGTCCCAGCGCCGGGCCGGCCGCGAGCAGGCGGCGGCGGAATCCACCCGGGAGGCGCTGCGCGCCGCGGAGGTTCGACATGACGTTGAGGATGATCTGCGCCGGGCTGGCCCTGGTGCTGCTGACCGGCTGCGCGACCGCTGGGCCCGGGACTGAGGGGGCCTGCGCGGCGTTCCGGCCGGTCTACATCAGCCGGGCCGACGCGCTGACCGACGGCACCGCCGAGCAGCTGCTCGCGCACAACGCGACGGGGGCGCGGCTGTGCGGCTGGCGGGGGCGCGGGCGCTGATCAGCTTCGACTGACGCCGGCCGGTGGCCGTGGGCGGGGCGCGGGCTCCGCCCACCCAAAATGGTTGCACTTGCAAAATTAATGATTCGTGCCGTTGTGCGAGACAAGGGGAGGCTCAATCTGTAAAGTTGAACAACTAGCTTCCCGGCACCCTCATACCGGGATATGCAGATCTCGTAAAAGGCGATTGGGCATGGATGGGTGTGATTCTGGTGCGGGCACAGGGGGGTGCGGACCGTTGTCGGTGGGCAGGACGCCCTTGGGTCTCGCGCTCGACCGGCTGATCTCGGATCTGTGCCTGGGCGCGCCCACCGCCGACCTGGTCGCGGCCTGCGAAACCACGCTGGCCCTACTCCCCGTGCGAACGCTGGACGACGCCGCCCGTGTCCTCGATGTCGAGGCGGCGGCGCTGGAAGCGGAGGGCTGTGGCCGGATCTGGCGGATTGCCGTTCTGGATTCCGTCCGCGACCTGCTTGCCGACTTGGTGCGTGCGGGGCGCTCCACCGCGGTGCGGCCAACGGCGGCCGATCGGGAACTCCTGCTGCTCGAGCGGGAGTGGCTGGCCCTGCTGGCGCAGGTCGAGCGCGGCACCGGCGCCAGCCAGGCCGACGCGGACGCGCTGTGGTCCGCGCTGCTAGCGGTGGCCGATGCGCCGGCGCAGGGGCTGGTTGGCGCCTTGGTGAAACTGCGCGTGCTGGTGCGCGTGCTGGCCGACACGGCGACCCCGGAGAGTCCCGAATTCCGCCTGCTGGCGACCACGCTGGCCGCCGTCGAGCGCTTGGCGGCGGGCCTCGTCGCGGCCGAGGGCGTGCGCAAGGCGGCCGAGGTAGACGCTCTGTTCACCGCAGCGGGCCATGTCATGGCGCCGATCACGCCGCCGCCCGCCCTGATCGAAGACGCAAGCCGGGACACCGGCCTGTCGGCGCTGACGGTCCAGCGCGTCTACAGCACGATGATGCGGCTCATCGGCGGCAACGCATGAGCATCGCCTTGGTGCTGCCTGCGACCGGCGGCCTTCTGACCGTGCCGCGGCCGCGGCTGCGCTTTCCGGCCATCATCACGCGCCGTGGCGATCTGCCAGATCCGGGACCGCCGGAACCGGGCCTGGTCGAAATCAACCGCCAGCCCCTGCGCTTTGCTGCCGATTGGCAGCTGGCGATCGCCGAGGAGTGCCGGCGCCAGCAGACCCTCGGCCCGGCGGTGTTCCACTATCTGCAGGCCAGCAACCTGCTGACCCGCTGCCTCTACCTCTCGTCCGAGACCGCCGACGGTCCGCTGCTCTTCCGGTACATCGGCGTGCCGACCCGGACCTGCCTGGGCGATGACTGGGCCCGTGCAAACCTTGGCAAGCCGGACACCGCGCCGAGCGACGGGCTGGTCAACGGCGTCGACGCGCAATACCGCGAGGCGATCGACGCTGGCCAGCCCGTCTACAACCGCGTGTTTGTCACCGATGTGATGGACACGCCGTTGAGCTACACGCACATGCTCGTGGGCTGGCGCCTGCCGGACGGCCGGCGCGCAGTCCTGTCAGCGCTGGAGCTTCTCTAGGCCGCTTGGCGCAGCCGGCTGAGGATCGCGCCGGCGTCCAGCGTCACCGCCGGCCGGCTGAAACGGCAGAGGTGGAGCGGGCAGCGCGGCACCCCCGCCTGCTGGTAGAGAATGGTCGGCCGCGTTTCCAGCCGGCGCTTGCCGGCGCCGGGAGCGTTCCACACCGGGACGGTCTCTTCCTCCACGACGCCGGCGAACCAGTGCACGTCCCACGCGGCCCAGCTCGTCAGCCGCAGCAAGTGTCCCAGTGGGTGGAACAGACCGCGGCCGCGCCAGGCCGGGGCGACCCACCCTGCGGTCATCCAGCTCACCCGGCCCTGGGTGTCGAACGCCGCGTCGGAGGCGCAGAAGCACCATTCCTCGGACGGCGCGTTGCCGGCGTCGTGGAACACGGTGAGGTCGCCGAGCTTCTCGCCCAAGCTCCGCTCGCCGCAGTCGATCAGCACGCCGCCGTAGCTGCCGATGACGTCGCCGGCGTCGTCGGCCACACCGACCCACATCGTCCGCGCCGACTTCGGGTGCGGGAGAAGGGGAAACCAGCTGTTGGCGTGGCGGGCGTTGAGCGCCTCGAGCTCCGACCAGTCGTCGCTGAGAAAGACGCGGACGCCCTTGGTCTCCAGCCGCGCGGTCAGCGCGGCGGCGGCGGCGGCGATCTCCGGCGGCAGCTTGGGGAGGTGCGGCAGGGTCTCGATGGCGGTGGAAATAGAAACCGATGTCATGGAAGGCCTCTTGGCTTGCGAGGAAAAAGCAATCGGCGCGGAACTGGCTGCCCCGCGCCGATTGGCCTCCCATGTCTGCATATTTGCGGGGGCGCTCTGCACGCCCTCGTGGCCGGTCCGTAACGGATTTCGTGGTGATGTCACCGCCGGTCGCGCGTCGCCCACCGCCCGCGCCGCCCGGCGCCCAGCTCATGGCCAGCGGCGGAAGGCGCCGCCGCAGCGTCGCCGTTCTGCCACTTCCGGCGCGATTGATGCGCCGACGGTAACGCGGACACTTTCCAAAAAAGTGATGCGTTTCAAAGCGCTTTTGGCAATCAACGGTCCCTCTCCAAGGGACCGTTCGCGCCCCGTTCGCCACAGCGGGACGGTGCCGAAGGGCCGACCGACGCCGGTCGCGGACCGCACCGTCGATCATTTGCGTGTCACGCCCGCAGCGGCCGCCTATGCTCGGCTTCCAGCCAAGCCCAAGCAGGTGCGATCCCATGACCGATGTCCGCGATCTTCAAAAGCATATCGAAGCGGAAGTGCAGGCGATGTCGTCCAGCTTTTACGCGTGGAAGGCCATCAACGAGCTGGCGGCGTCCGACCGGCGGCTTCAACGCGGGCTGCAGGGGAACGCTCTGACGTGGAACATCGTCCTCCACTCCCTCCAGCTGACCTTCTTCATCGCCCTGGGCCGGTTGTTCGACACGGATTCCGACGCGCTCTCCCTGTCGCGCTTCCTCAAGGATTGTGAGAAGGCGCTGCCGGATTTCAGCCGGAACGCTCTCGAGCAGCGGAAAGTGCGCGACAACGGCGGGCAGCGTCCCGCGTACCTTGACGACTGGATGGTCGGCAAAGAGGATGCCACGGCCGCCCATTTCAGGGCCTTGAAGAGTGCCGTCAAGCAATGCCGCAAGGTGTATGAGGCCGGACAATACAACGCCATCCGCAACCAGGTCATGGCGCACCGCGATGTCAACGCCCTTGATCAGCAGGCCGCGCTGTTCGCCAAAACGAACGTGGGCGACGTTCTCGATCTGATCACACGGCTCCATCAGGTTCTTCTGTCCGTGTTCGATCTCTACGAGAACGGCCGCTGGGTCGATCCCTCGCAACGGCAGCCGGCCACCAGCGAGCAGCGGTTCAACGACGACGTTCAGGCCTTGCTCTCCAAGCTGGCCCCGCCCGCTGACGACGTCGACGATGGGGGGGCGATGCAAGTTGATTGAGCTGCTCCCGAATCTGTGCCTGGAGCGCGTCGACACGTTGCTGGCGGCACCGAGGGAGATGGTCTGGCGGGGCTGAGCCCGCCAGCCTGCGGTCAGGCAAACAGCCGTCTGTGCTGCCGGTCCAGTTCGTCACCCTCCGCCTGAAGGCGGTCGCGCATGGCGCGGAGCTGATCCTGCAGCCGCGACACCCCGTGGGCGACATCGAGGCGGGCGGCCGCCAGAACGGCCAGCACCGGCAGGCTGGCCAGCAGGATCACCAGCAGCGCCGCCGCGCCGACGTAGAGGACGGCGTTGCGGATTCGCACCCGCGCGAGGCGGACCAGGAAGGCCGCCGCCTCGGCGCGCCATGCCCGGTCGTGGAAGCGGCTCCGGCTCATCATTCCCCCCTTGTGGCAGCGGCGTCCGGCCCGGCGCCGGCGGGGCGGACCGATGCGTCGAAGCCGAACCAGGTCATGGCCAGCCTGGCCGTCACGCCGGCGGCCGCGGCCCCGGCGATGGCGCGGTCGAGGCGGGCCCGCAACCCGGCGTCGCCCTTGCGCACGGCGACGCCGACACCGCGCCCCAGTACCCCGCCGACGATGTCGGGGCCGAGCAAGGCCAGCCCGCCGGCGCCGTCCCCGCGATCGAGCGCGCCGATCGCCGAGCGGGTGCCGGCCAGGGCATCGACCCGGCCGGCGGCGAGGTCGAGCGCCGCCTCGTCCAGCTTGCCGTAGCCGCGGACCGTCACCCCGGGAACATGGCGCTCGAGGAGGGCGGCCTGGGCGGTCGACACCTGGACGCCGACGGTCCGGCCGGCCAATGCGGCGCGCAGGGCCAGCAGGGCCGGCGCGGTCTCGGCGCCGGCGGCATCGAGGTCGAGCCGATCGGCGGGAAGCCGCAGGGCCTGTAGGCTGGCCCCCCGCATCGTGGCGAAGGCCGTCGGCTCGCTCGCGTAGGGCCCGGCGAAGTCCACCCGCTCCAGCCGGGCGGCGGTGATCGCCATGCCGGCCATGACGGCGTCGTACCGGCGCTGTAGCAGGCCCGGGAGGAGGCCGTCCCAGTCCTGGGCGACGATCTCGCACTCGGCCTCCATGCGCCGGCACAGTTCCCGGGCCAGGTCGACCTCGAAGCCGACCAGCGCGCCCGACGGGTCGGTGGCGTTCCACGGGGCGTAGGCGCCCTCGGTGGCGATGCGGATCCGCTCACCGGCGCCGGCAGCCAACGGGACCAAGGCGGGGAGGATGACCACGAGGGCGGTGGCGGTGCGGCGAAGCGTCAACGGCGTGGTCCAGGCGTCAGAGGAATGAGAGGATCGGTGGGGATGGTGCGAAACGATTTCGCGGTCGGCGCGTCAGGTCTTTTTGCCGGGCCACGGCCACGGCCCGGCATAGTCCAGATGCGGCACTTTGTTCGTGCTGCCGCCACCTTGTGATAGGCAGTGCGGCTCGCCAAGGTGGACGCCGTCCGCCTGTCCGCTGGCCTGGATCACCTGGTGTGCCTGCTCCGGCCCGTAAGCCCAGACCCGATACACCCGCGTCGGGAACTCGTCTTCCGGCGTGGGATAGCCCCGCACGCCCCAAAAGTCCGGTCCGCCGCCGTGGTTGCCGTACAGTTCGGCGCGACTGCGATAGCGTCCTTCAGCCACATTTTCTCTCTCAGGCAGGGGAAATCGGGGCCACCAGCTCCGGCCGGTCGTTGGCGACGTTCCCGACCGCACGGTCGACCGTCCAGGCGCGCATGCGGTCGGCGGGGTAGGCGACGAGCAGCGCCTGTAGGTCCGCCGGCCCGGCCGGCTCCTCGCCCAGCCACGTCGCCCAGGCCTCCGTCGGCAGGATCACCGGCATGCGGTCATGCACCGGCGCCACCAGATCGTTGGGCGTGGTGGTGATGATGGTGTAGGTGTGGACCCAGGCGCCGGTGGTGTCCTGCCAGCCTTCCCACAGGCCGGCGAAAGCGGATGGGCCGTTCTCCGTGGTGGCGAAGGCGATCGGCTGTTTCGTCTTCCCCTCCTTCCGCCACTCGAAGAAGGAATCGAGCGGCACCAGGCACCGCCGCTTCGCGAAGGCCGGGGCGAAGGCGTTGCTCGTTCCCACGGTTTCCGCCCGGGCGTTGATCATCCGCGCGCCGATCGACAGGTCCTTTGCCCAGCGCGGCACCAAGCCCCAGCGCAACAGCCCCAGCGCGCGACCCCCGTCGGGGTGCCGGCGTACGACCGGCAACTGCTGGGTCGGCGCGGCGTTCCACCGCGGCGTCAGGTCGCCGGGCAGCGGGTGGGTGATGCCAAAGCGGCTGGCCAGCAGCTCGCCGCCGGAGTGGATGGAGTAGCGTCCGCACATGCGGCCATCCTCCCCGCCCTGGCCAGCGGCGTCAACCCGGCCGGCCAGGGCGAGCCGCGCCCAGCCCCGCTGGCCGCAGGCCGGGCACACCAACCGCTCGGCCAGCTCGCGCAGCGTCACGTCCGGCCCGAGGCGCTCGACGGCATCGAGGACATCGACCGCCCAGCGCCGCCGGCAGGCCCCGCAGGTCCCGCCGAGCGGGCCGCGCGCGCCGACCAGAGCGCTGACGCGGGCGGCGTAGCGCAGGAGCTGCGGGCGGGTGCACCAGTCCAGGGCGTCCTGCGCGCCGCAGCGCGGGCACGGCGTGTCCTTGACCGCCTTGGTCAGCCGCTCGTGCCGGCCGGTCCGGCACAGCAGGTCGACGGCGTCCAGCGGCCCGCGGTGGCGGCAGAGGCAGCAGGCGATCTCCGCCTCGACCACCGGGCGGAGCAGATCGCGGAGGCGGAGCGTCGGCAGCAAGAGGACGGTGGCGGCGCGGCTCATGGGAACAAAACTAGAACTATGCGGACGCCGCGTCCAGCCCACCGCCCGTGAACGGCGTTTGCCAGGGCGGCCTTTCACTTTTCTTGAACCGAACAAATCCGTTGACAAGCCCATACGCCATGCGGGCTTCAACCCCGCGATGCGTCCTGTTTGTCAACAATTTCAATATCTTGCTGGATTTTTCCTGCTTGCGGAAGCGGGCGACCCGGGCGAGCGTGGAGAGGGCGGGGCCGGGTTGGCTGGCCCCCCGAACTGGAGTAGCGCGCATGTCGCCTTTCGACCCTGTTCCCCAGCCCCATCCGCTCTGGACCGAGCTGTGGTGGCTCGTCCCGTTCCTGCTGCTGGCGGCCGCCCTGGCCGCTGACCTGGTGCGCCGCCACCAGACGCGTGACGGCAGCGAGCTGACCTTCTGGTCCGCGTGGGCGGGCGTCTTGGCGCTGCTGTCGATCGCGTGGATCCCGGTTGCCGGGTGACCGACGGCGCCGGCCCGGCGTTCGGGGTGGCTGGCCGGCCGGCCACCCCGAACGCCGTTCGCGCAGGGTACGGATTTTATGGAAAATGGCCTGCGCTTTCTGTGCCCAAGCTCACCAAGGCGATTGGCCCCTTTAATTATTTTTGTAGCCATGGAGAGCCGAGGTGCATGGTACGCTCATGTGTACCTGGGACAGATTTCTCATATAAAATGTCTACCATACCCCAGACTTTTATGACGCCCCGTCCTGGCCTTTTATGACGTCCCCCTCCTAGTCTCAGACGACTGCCGAAATACGACTCATCGTTATCAGGACATAAACCCCATAACATACTCATAGGACGTAGCGAGTCCTGGTCAGATTTGACCACCGGGGCCTCCTTGCGTAACGCCTCGGTCGCCCGTACCTTCATCTCAGGAGATGAAGGAGAGCCCCATGAGTGTCGTCACCACTGGAACTGTTGTTAGCTTGGAGAAAGCGAAGGAGCGGCGCCCTGCTGACGACAAGTGGGGCAAGGCAGTGATGGATATTGGGTTCAGCATTATTCCGTCGCTGATCTTTCGTGCCCAGCATCGGCTCGGCCTCAACCCCACCCAACTTGCTGTCGTGCTACAACTTGCCGATTTCTGGTGGGAGAGTGGACGGAAGCCATATCCGAGCAAAGCTGCCTTGGCACAGCGGCTAGGCATTAAGGAACGCCAAGTCCAGCGGTACATTGCCGAATTGGAAAAGGCTGGACTTATCCGCCGTGAAGAGCGCTTTCTCGCTGGGGGAGGGGGGCAAACCAGCAATCTCTATCATCTGGATGGTTTGGTAAAGAAGCTCCAGGAATTGGAACCTGAGTTTCGCGAAGTAAGAGAGGATAATAAGCGCAAGCGGGCGGCAGTCGAGCGCCGAAAGCAACTTAAACCAGTATCCAAAACATTAACTTAAAATATCATTGCAGTATAATGTTTTGGATATTTGTGCTGTTTACTATTCATTTGAGTTCACGCCATGTCCAGAAAAAACAGTCTTGTCCTCCTCGAACTAGGCCCTTTGCCCGTCGATATTATAGAAGCTACCCTGGGAATCGAGGTGGAGCTTGGCCCAGTCGTATTTACGGTCAGCAATCAAAAGCATGCACTTAATAAACATCCAGAAGATTTCGGCCGATGCCTTCCCCACATTGGTACAGTTGTGGCTAAGCCAACGTATTTACGCGACGATTTCAAGAATCACGGTAAGATTGAATTAATTTCACGTGTTCCCGCCCTTGGAAATGGACTTCTAATAGCAGTTGAAATTATTCCAGACGAACAGGGACGATACCGCGTTGCATCAATGTATCCGATATCGGATAAGAAGATTGACCAGCGACGCGGAGCTGGAACACTAAAGATTGCAAAGGGAAAGGCTCCGCAACAAGCGGAGCCTTGAGATTTGGTGGGGTTCCTGCCGGGCTGCCCAACTCCGGATCTCTTCACTCCCCCAGAAGGGAAGCTACTCTACTGCCCATCGCGAAACTGGCGCCACGCGACAGGGCCGTGTGTGAGGAGGCTGTTCTCACCTCAAGAACCCTACACCCCAAACATGATATGTCTAGCATGGGATGTCAATTCCTACTGGGGGGAGTAAGTCATTGAATTTATAAATGTTTATTCTTACTTCTTCCCTAGTCCTATACGACCTCCCCCTGGTCTTTTGTGACTAGGAAGGGCTATTAAAATGGCGCTCCGTGCACGCCGACACTCAGTGCCGAAGTAGCAGGCCAGCATGCAGCGCTTACCTAGGTTTTCCGTTCGCTTGCTACTCGCCCCCCGATGCCTATGGCCGGGCTCTGGCCCGGATCGTGGCAGCTCAGCAGGGGCAGCCCCTTGCCGCCCGCTTCGGCAGCGGGACGGCGTCCAGTTCCGATGGTCAGCATTTCCCGCTCAGCGGGCGGGGCGAGGTGACCGGGGCCGTCAACCCACACAAGGGGACCGGCCCGGCGATCTCCTTCTACACCCACATCTCCGACCGCTACGCGCCCTACCACACCAAGGCCATCTCGGTGGCGGAGAGCGAGGCGGCTCACGTTATCGACGGCCTTCTCTACCATGGCACGGATGCCGGGATCGCCGTCCATCATGTCGATGGTGGCGGAGTCTCTGACCACGTCTTCGCCCTATGCAGTCTCTTGGGATTTCGTTTCGCGCCGCGCATTCCGAACCTGCACGACCGGCGCCTTTACACCTTCGGGCCGGCGGCGGCCTGGCCGCGTCTGGAGCCATTCATCGCCGGGCGGATCAACGAGGCGCTGATCCAGGCGCACTGGGACGACGTGCTGCGGTTGGCCACCTCGATCCGAACCGGCGCCGTGCCGGCCTCGCTGATGCTGAAGCGCCTGGGCTCCTACCCACGGCAGAACGGGCTGGCATTGGCGTTGCGGGAGGTGGGGCGCATTGAACGAACAGCTTTCACCTTGGAATGGCTGCAAAATCCGGCACTTCGCCGCCAAGCCACAGCCGAACTGAACAAGGGGGAGTCCCGCAACGGACTCGCCCGCGCCGTGTGCTTTCACCGCCTTGGGCGCATCCCCGACCGCACGCCGGAGAACCAGCAGCACCGTGCCGGCGGCCTCAACCTGGTCGTGGCCGCAATCATCCTCTGGAACACCGTCTATATGGAGCTGGCCATCGATTCCCTGCGCGCCGGGGGCGAGCGGATTCCCGACGAGATGCTGAGCCATCTCGCGCCCCTTGGATGGCAACACATTAACCTGACCGGCGACTATCTCTGGAGCGCGAACCGTGTGCCAAGCACGGTCGGCTATCGCCTATTGCGCGCGCCAACCGAACTCTTGGCCGCATGATGTTCCGGCTTTGTCCGCTTAGCGTATATTCTCGCCCGTTCTATGGCGTGCCCCCTGGTAGGTTCAGCGATGGGAGGCCTACCGGCGGCGGCGGCCCTCCATGGCCGCCCGCGCCTGGCCGAGGAAGTTGGGGCTGTGGTGTTTGTAGAGCGCCGTCGTGCGGGCCTCCGAATGGCCGAGGAAGCCGGAGATCTGCCAAGTGTCGACGCCCCTCTGGGCCATCCAGGTCCCGGCCGTGTGGCGGAGGACGTGCGGTGTGACGCCGGCGAGGCCGGCGCGGGTCACCAGTGTGCGAAAGCCCGTTCGGCAGCTCTCCACCGGCTTGTTGCGCCAAGTGATGACGTACGGATTCTTGGCTGTATTCCGGGCCTTCTTCAGCAGCCGGAGGAGGGGGCGCGGGATCGGGACGGTTGGGCGCTGCTTGGCCGTCTGGGTCCGGCCGACCGGCAGGTAGCGGATAGTGCCGGCCTGTAGGTCGACTTGGTCCCAGGTCAAGTCGACGATCGCCGCGTGGCGTGCGCCGGTGTAGAGGGCGAGAGCGGTGAACAGCTGGATGTGCGCCGGCGACTGGCGCGACTGCCACAGCAGCCGGGCCGCCTCGCTGACGGTCAACCAACGATCCCGGCTCGGCCGCTGTGGACCGGTCTCCAGCTTCAGCGGCGTGGTCAGGCGGCCGTTCTCGTGGGCCCAATTGACCGCGGCGCGCAGCACGACCAGCTCGCGGTCGACCGTTGCCGGCGAGACGCCGGCGGACGGCTCGTCCTTGCGCAGCCCGCGGCCGCGGCCGGTGGATTCCCGATGCCGGCGGTAGGCCGACACGGTGGCCTTGGTGATCTCCGCAACGACCCGCGTCCCCCACCAGGCCGACAGGTGGTCGATCGCCGTGCCGATCGCGCGCGGCGCCTCCACGTCGGGCGCGTGCTCCAGTCCGTACCAGACGAGGGCTTGCTCGATGCTCAACTCGGCTGGCCCCCGGAGACGACCAGCAGCGGGGTCCGTTGCGATGGATCGGGTCGCGAGGAAGTCCGCGAGCGCCTTTTGAGCGAGTCCGCGATCTCTTTGACCTGTGGAGACGAGGCGGGAGCGTCCCTTTTCGGTAAAGGAGATGTAATAGGCTTTGCGCTTCTTGAGCCAGACGAGGTGGGGGCCGGAGTTTTTTCTGGGCATTCCCTCACCCTCGCAAGCCACGCTTGCACGATGTCCGCACTGTACCAGCAGCTTCCCGCGATCGTGTAATAGCTCAGCCGGCCGGCGTCACGCTCGGCGCGCAGCAGGTCCTGCGGCACACCGATCCGGCGCGTCAGCTCGGCCTCGTCGAACAGCTGGGGCAGGTCAGGCGCGCGCGCCATGGGGCATCCTGGCTCGGGGCAGGGTGGCGGCGCCGGGTTCGCCCGGCGCTGGGAGGGCGGGTGTCATGCCGCCGACGACGTCGTTGGCATGCGGGCGGGCTGGCCGCGGTAGTAACCGATCACGAAGGAGCGGATGCTGTGGGCCGTCTGGCCGGGTTGGTCGAGCAGCGCGTCCAGCAGCGTGGCGCCGTCGGCGATTCCGGTGCGCTTGGCGATCTCGTCCAGGCAGTCGTGATAGTAGGGCTCCAGCTGGGCTTTGCCCTTCAGGGCGGCGTGCGTGGGGGCGGGTGGCATGGCAGGGCCTCCAAAAGGTCTGGGGGGTGGTGGACGGCCGTCGGCGGGGCAAGGTGGAGACCGGCGGCCGACCCTGGGGCGCCTGCTGGACAAGGGACAGGGCCACAGGAGGAAGGCCCGGCGATGCCGGGCCGGATCGGGGGTCAGCCGCCCTTCTGGCGCAGCCAGGCGCGCAGGAAGGCCGTGACGCGTGTCTTGGACATGCAGCCCCACGAGAAGCAGCAGCCGCGGTCATCGTAGTAGCCGCTGACGTCGTAGACCGCCGTTTCGCCGCGCTTCAGCGACAGCCGAAGGCCGACCTTGCTGTCAGCGAGGTTGACCGACAGGTCCTTGCCGGTCAGCAGCGGGGCGGCCGCGACAGCGAAGCGCTCCAGCAGCTTCGCGTCGATCGGCCCTGTCGAGCTGCAGACGACGCGCGGGGTGGCCGCCGGCGCCGGGGCGGGGGGCGCGTCCCAGGTGCGGACCGGCCGCTCACGGTCGGCCCACGCGGGGACGTCCTCCTCGGGCTCCTCCGCCTCGTCGTCCTGGCGGAACTCCTCCACCGCGTGGTCCGGCCCCGTCAATCCACCCCGCAGATGGGTGGGAATCGGAATCGCGTGCGCCACCGCCAGCTCGCGCATAGCGATCGGCAACTCGGTGCCTTCAGGGATGATCAGGTGGTCCGCCGTCCAAAGGGCAAGCGCCTCCAGGAGGAGCAGCATCGGCGTGCCCATCAGACCGTGCAACGCTTCCTCCGCCGCAGCCGTGTCCTCGATCAGCGCCACACGGCCCCGGCCGATGTTGGTGACGTGCTGCGCCAGATGCTTCAGCGGTCCGTCCGGCCCCCGAAACACGGACGCCGGCAGCCCGTAATCATCGCTGGGTGTTCCCTCCAGCAAGCCGCCCTCGTCGAGACGCAGCGCGTCGGCGAGCAGCACCGCGATGGCCGTGCGGCTGTCGCGCTTGATCCGGTCGGACAGAGCGGTGTGGAACCGCGCCGTCTCCGTTTCCTGGGCCCGGCGGGTCTGGTCGTTGACGTGCGCGACCGCCTTGCCGACGGCTTCCGCCGTCCGGACCAGTCCGTCGGCGGTGTCCGGATCCGTGCCCAGGAAGTCGACCAGCAGCTGCTTGGTCTGCCCGGCCGGGCTGGCGGCCGCCGCGCGGGACGGCGCCACCGGCGCCGGCGGCTTGGGCGCGCGCGGCATCAGCTGGTCATGAACCGTGATGACGCCGGTGACCGGGTGCATCAGCACCAGGACGCCGGCGCCGGCGTCATGGCTGCGTTCGGCTTCGAAACGGGCGGACGGAAAGTAAGTGTCCTCCAGGAACTCCGCCCATGCCCACCCCTCTTTCAACCGCTCGGCCAGGGCTTGGCCATGGGCGCGCTGCGCCGCCAGGAACTCGTCACGGTCGGCGAAGTAGCGGGCGCCGTTGTCCAGCGTGACGAGGCGGCCGGTGAAGGTCTCCAAGTCGAACTTGGCCCGGGTCGTCGGGACCAAGCCGTCGGTCACCGCGTCGCGTAGCTGCTGTAACGTGCCGTAGCGGTCGATGTTCTTCAGGATCTCCCGCTGGCGCTGGGACGTGGTGGTGCCGAGGACGTAAGCCTGCATGATGGTGATCGTGCCGGACCGCAGGCGGTCTTGCGCTTCACCACACAGCTTCTCGAGCAGGCCAAGGCGGAGCTGGACATGGCGGCGGCTGCAACCGACCTCCTTCGAGATTCGGCTCGGCCCCCACGTATCCGGATCCAGCGCGATCAGGTCGGCGAAGGCCTGCGCCTCCTCGAGCGGGTTGACGTCCTGCCTCTGTAGGTTCTCCAGGATGGCGAGGACGGTGTGGCGCGCGTCGTCGACGTCGACGATCTTGACCGGGATCAGCGGCGCGTCCGGATCCAGCTCGCCGACGTTGGCCAGCAGATGCGCGGCCCGGAACCGCCGCTCGCCGGCGACGATTGCATAATCCGGCTCACCGGGTTGTGGATCGTAGCGCACCACCAGGTTCTGCTGGATCCCGTTCGTCCGGATGGAGTCCGCCAGCGTCTGTAGGGCCTCCGGATCGAAGTGCTTGCGGGGATTCCGGTCGGAGCGGCGGATGCTCCGGAGCGGCAGGAGGGTATGACCGTGAAGCGCATTCGCACCCGCCGGAACGTCAGTCGCTTCTGGGCGGATGCGGGCCGTCAGTATGGTCGGCGCCACGCCGAAATAGTCCGCGGCTGCAGCCAAGTCGACATGCGGCAGATCGACGATCCTGCCGGCGAACAGACGGTCCAGGGTGTCCCGCCGGATCCCGGTCACCCTGGCGAAGGCGGCACGGTCCAACCCAGCGGCCTGGATCCGGCTGTGCAGGTTGGTGGCCAGCGGGCTGAGGAGGAGGGTGGTGTCAGGCATCGGCCGCTCCCAGTTCCTGTAGGCGGGCGGGGTGGTGGCCCTCCTCCGCCTGTCGCCGGGCGGCGGCGGTCAGCCGGGACCGGACGATCCAGCCGCGTTGGCGGCAGATGGCGAGGATTCCATCCGCCAGATCCGGCGCGCAGGGGTATCCGTCCAGTGTCACCCGGCCGGTCGCCACCATGTGCCGGACAGCGTCCTGCCGCTCGGTGGCGCTGGGCACAGGGGCTGGCTGATACACGCGGCGCGCGATCCGGCACAGGTCCTGGACGGTCTTGAGATGCTCGGGAATAGCCGTCATGATGGCAATTCGGCGGTTGTGATCCGCTCAATTAATTACATCATGAGAGCTATTATTAAAGTGGGAAATTCGCCTTATTGGCCTTTTTTGCGCTAATAAGTTCCGCAACCCTTGCCCCCGGCAGTCGCGCGCTGCGTGTAGCGGGGAGCCCTTCCTGGAGCGTGTCGAGCAGCTTGAGCAGGAGCGCGGCGTCCGGTGCATGCGCCGCCAGCTCGCGCGCCAGGGTCAGCTTCACGTCAATGTCGGCGTCGCTGCCGATCGGGTGGCCGGCGACCGCGACGGTCAGGGCGTGGGTTTCGGCCGCAAGGGCAGGGGGGGCCGGCTGGGTTGCGCGCTCGATCCGGCGCACCGCCGCTTGCCGCTTCTTCCAGAGTTCGGGCAGTGTTTCCATAACGGAAATGCTAAGCAGGACCTAGAATGTCGGACGCCGCCATCGGGCGGCTCCGTCCGTCAGGTCGGGTCCTTCGCCGCTTTCTTGCGTGGGGTGCCGCCGGTGCCGAAAGGCCGGCCGGGTTTGCGCTGGTGGGGACGGCCCTCCTCGTCGACCAGCGACTGTAGGTGCTGCTCCAACTGGCGGTGGATGCCCAGCGGAATCATTGCGGTGATCCCCCGATACAGCCAGTCCAGCGACAAGCCGAAGTGGTCGCACAGCGGTTCCAGCTTTTCAGCGTCGGGAAGAGCTCGGCCGTACTGAAGGACGGTGTAGCGGGACTGCGAGACGCCCATCAGCTCGGCCATCTCAATGACCGTGAGGCCGGCAAGCAGACGCGTGGCTTCGACGCGTTGGCCGACTTCCAGGTACGGCCTCTCGGGGAACTTGGAACGGATCGGCATGGCCGGGATTATGGCTTTATCGCGGTGCGGCGTATTTGCACTTGGCGCGCTTATAATCCCAGGTTGCTTAATAGCTTCTTCAAAGCTATTAATTTGTTTGTGTTCCGGTTGAAGAGGCTGCGGATGACGCAAACACACCTTGTCGCGCCCGGAGACCGCGTGGTGCAGCTCCTGGAGCTGCACCGCCGTTATCTGGCTGGCGCCAACCTCGATGTCCTCGGCGCCGAGTGCGGCCTCGCCGGGCGCACCGTCCTGAAGCGGTTCCATATGCACCGGCTGCCGGTCCGACCGCGCGGTCAACCGCGCCGCTCCACCAAGCACGCCGGCGTCAAGGGCTGACGATCCATGCTGCACGTCTCCCCATCGATAACGGCTCGCCATTCCCGCCCTCTCCCCTCTGCCTCACGCGACGGCTGCGTGCGGCGTGCCGCGTCGATCCCGCCAGAGCCCGGTTCTCGGGCTTGGCTGTACGCCTTGCCGACATACTGGGGTATGCGGGGTGCGGGAATCCAGGGCCATGGTCGACGCGCAATGCGAGAGGCCCGACCGTACTGTCGGCGGCACGGGGGACCCAAGCGCCATGAATGATACAGTTCATGGAGTTGGCCCGCGCACCCGCGCCTATCTGCGCGCCCGGTTCGACGCCCCGCGCGCCAAGGCGGTCGCCAACGAACTCGGGATCAGCGTCCCCCTGGCCAACAAGCTGCTGGGCGGCTACGCGCCGCGCATGTGGCTGTTCGAGGAGATGGTGGCGCGGTGGGACGGCGAGTTCCTGCGCTCGGTCTTCGCCGAGGCCTACGCCGCCGAGGACGCCCGCCTCGGCGAGCTCGAGGCCGAGGTGCAGGCCCTGCGCGCGGCCCTGGCCACCGCGCGCCAAGCCGTTGGCGGGTTCGTCGACGGCGACGGGTTGAGCAACCTGCCGTCCGGCGCCGCCGAGCTCGACGACCTGCCCAGCAACCGGATCGCCGAGCTGGTGGGCCAGCTGGTGGAGACGCTGCCGGCGAAGGTGCGGGCGGCCCAGCGCGTCGATGATGGGGAGTTGGTGTCTTGACCGGCGCCGGACTATTCGGGCGCGGTGCGCGACCCCGCCAAGGCGGCGATCAGGGCGTTCAGGGTCCGGGACAGTTCGTCCACGCGCCCCTCCAGGTAGGCGATCCGCTCGTCCTGGCTGGCGTGATCGGAAGCCGCGGGGCCGCCCTCAAGGGCACGGTCACCACGACCGATGCGGTCCTCCAGGACCGCCACATTCGCGGCGAGCTTGGCGGTCTCTTCGGCGATGTCGAGTTCGTCAGCTTTATCGTTGCTGGTCATCGCGCCCTCTCAGGCCTATCCGCTCACGGCGGGCGGCGCCGGCCGTGCCGCCGGGGGCTCGTACGGCCGCATGATCGCCACGAAGCGCTGGTCCATGCTGGACAGCCAGGACGACAGGCCGCGCATTTCCCCACGCAATTCGGCGATGGCCTCGGCGTGCCGGCGCTGTTCGGCCTGCACGTCGCGGACCATGCCGATCAGCGTGTCCAGTTTCTCAAACAGTTCGGTGTCCTTGCTCATGCTCGGGGTTTCCGGAGACGGTACGAGGGTAAGAAATACCCCTCGAAGGTACATTATCCAGAAACGGGCCGGGCGAAATTTTTCGCTCACCGGGTTGAAGGCGGTTTCCGGAATTCCTTGGGTTCCTCCTGGGCCTGCCCCCCGCCAGCCCGCAAGCTGGTGGGGGACTTTTTCGGACTGCGGGCCAACGGTGAGTTACATCAAGAGCTCCAGCGTGCTCACGACGCGAAGGGCCGCCTCCCTCTCTTCCTCGTTGAGTTCATTGACGAACGATTCTGCAAGCGCCCCCATGACCCCTTGCGGAATGGCTTTTCTGGCTTCCAAGACACCTATAGCTCTGACGATGAATTGGGAGAGAATGTCCGTTTCGGTCTGAAGTTTCTTGATTTCTTCGTTATGGCAATAGATGGATATATATGCATTCCTCAAACTTCGCGGGACTGGCGATTTTTCATCATTCGAGGATTTGGAATACTTCAGAAGATTGGGGAGCTTTGGATCACCATAACTCTCCTCAATCCTGATTTTTTCCGTGTTTCCAACAAGATGGTTGAGGAAATCAAGTTCATTCTTCAATTTGGTGAATTGGCTAGCGAGTTCATCTATTTTCTGTTCAGCAGTAACTTCAGACATAGAGGTTGCCTCCATGGGTTGATTGGCGTTGACCATGGTAGGCAGCGCGCGAGCGGGAGTCGATCCCGCTCGCGCCTCGATTGCATACAGCGATATGTGCCGCAGTCAGGTTCTTTCGTCTCCTGGTCCGGCCACTTGACCCGGCATACGGGTTTCTCCATGTTGCCTTATGGAGCTAGCAACTCCTTCAAGGCGGCAGGCCGCCCGCGCATTTTTGCGATGCGGCCTTTTTCACGCTCGGACTCTGTCCGGCGCGTGTCTCCCTATGGCGGGAGTCGGGTAGCGGTAACGCCCCGGCATGTCCTTGAACATGTGCTAGCTCCCGCCACCAGGGCGGCTCTAGCAGGCTTTCCGGGTGGCGTGGTCAACGCCCTCAAGGGAGCTTGCGCCATGGCCGAAGCCGACGACGCCACAGATCCGGCTGCGTTTATGCCGACGGACCTGAACACCACCATCAACCACGAGCCGCGCATCTTGGATCTGCGGTTGGCTCAAGGGTTGGGGTTCGCCCAACCTCGCGACATCCGGAAGCTGATCGAGCGCCATCTGCCGGCGCTGCAACGGCTCGGCCGAATTTGCGCCATGGTGGCGCAAATTCGCGGCAGGGGCCGTCCCGCGACCGAATACTGGCTCACCAAGAAACAGGCGATCTACATCGCCACCAAGTCCGAGACGGACCGCGCCACCGACATCACCATCGCGGTGGTGGAGGTGTTCGACGCCGCGGCCGCCGGCGCCGTCCCGGGCCTGTCCGAGATCGAGGCGGACGTCGTCGGCCAGCTGCGCCGCATGACGCCGGCGCAGCGCGAGCGTCTGCGCACGGCCGCCGTCGCCGGCGGGCTGAAGTCCCAGGGCTCCGCCAGCGCCCCCGGCGCGGCCACCCTCCCGCCGCCGGCGCCGGAGCCGTTCTTCTGCACCGACTGCGCCGTCCGCCGCGAATGGCTTTCGCGCCCCGAGCTGCGCGAGCGCGCCGCCGCCCGCCCTCCGGGGGCGGCCACCTACGCCGACCTTCAGCATTTCCCGATGCTGGGCGGCCCGATCACCAACCTGGAGATCGGCCTTATGACGGCCTTCCGGATCGCTCAGAAGGAAGGCGCGGAACGGATCAGGCAGGAGGCCCTGCGCACCGTCGCCGCCGCGCTGGACGTGCCGATCGGCGAGGTCCCCGCCGTCCGACGCCTGCCGGCGCCGCCGAAGAAGGGGGCGTGAACCATGGCCAGCGTCCTCCGCCAGTGCTTCCACCAGGCCCGCCAGCCGCACCATTGCTACCTGTGCGGCCACCCGATCCGGACCGGCGATCGCTACCTCGCCGTGACCTTCCGCGGCACCGGCCGGGACGGCTGGGTCGGGCTGCGTTTCGCCAAGGCCTGCCGCATCTGCCATCCGGACGAACTGTGCCGGTGCAGCGACTGCGACTTCATCGTCGGGCACGAGCCCGCCGAGCCGGTGCGCGACTGGCTGGCGCCAGTGACCGCCAAGCCGCCCGCACCCGCAGCTGGGGGGCAAGCATGATGGCCGCCCCGACCCTGGTGCTCCGCCCCGCCACCCGCCGCCGGCTCCTGGAGGTGCTGCAACCCTTCGCCGCCATCGCGGAGGGCCTGCACCCCGACCTGGACGCCGACTGTGCGGTCCTGCGCCACTTCAAGAACGGCGGCGCCGTGCTGTCCGGCCGCGACATCCTGGAGGCGGCCGCCCTCTTCACCGAGCTGGGCGGGCAGAAGCGGCGGCCCTCCCTCGGCCCGCTCGACCACCTCGAGCAGCTGATCGCCCTGCTTGAGACCCACGCCGCCGACTACGCGCTGGATGGAGTCGCCCATGTCTGACGCCACGTCCTTCAGCCCGCGCTCCATCGCCTTCGCGATGGCCCTCGGCGCATCGGCGGAGGCCCTCCGCCAGGAGCACGGCCTGACCGGCTCGGAGCTGACGGAGGCGGTCGCGCTGTTCTCGGCCGCCATCGTCGGCAGCAACGCACAGCCGGGGAACGCGGATCTGGTCCTGTCGCTGCTGCAGCTCTCCATGAACAACGCGGCCCACGCCTTGGCCAGCCAGGGCCTGTGGTTCGACCCGCATGTCCAGCCGTCGTGACCAAGGGGGACTGACCATGGCTGAGCCAACCATTCCGGCGAGCCGCCCCTGCGGGCACTGCGGCGGCACCGACGTTTTCGTAGAGCGCGAAGACCTGTGCGCCTATCAGGCACGCTGCGACGGCTGCGGCGCGCGGGGGCCCATCGTGGAGCATGGCGACTACATCACGGACGACGGTCGCGGCCAGGAAGCCGCTCGCGCCGCCTGGAACCAGCGCTTTCAGCCGCCGGCGGAAGCGCTGATCTATCCAGACGTGATGACGCCGGCCCTGCACGATGCGCTCGGGGTCATGAACTTCCAGAGCGGACCGGTTGCCCATGCTCTTCGGGCGGGCGGTGCGGACATCAAGCGACGGTGCGAGGACGAACAGGCCCACGTCCTGCACTGGTTCATCCAGCTCGCGCTCCGGCACGACGAGGGTTGGCGGAAGGTCGTCGGGGACGAGATGAAGCGGCTGGCAAATGCCGCCAGGAAGGGCTGAGGCCATGGACCAGACGACCGAACAGCAGGATGACGCGCTGTCCTTCGATCCGTTCGACGGCGATTTCGGCGACCGGGAAACCCGCGTCGTCGACGCGATCGTCGACGCCCCCGCGCCCATCCGGTGCCATGTGTGCGCCGGGCCGATCCATGCCGGCACGAAGGTGCGCCGCATCGTCGAGACCCGCGCCGACCTGGAGGGCATGCCGGCCGAGGACGCCGGCGTCGTCACCGCCGCCGACATGGCCGAGTACGAGCGGACCCGGACCGAGTTCCTGATCTGCTCGACGTGCTGCGACGCGGCCCGCAACGATGCCGTGGACGAACGCGGGGACGGTAGGCGGCTGGAGCGCCGTTACGGCGTCGGCGAAAGGCGGCGGATCATGGCTGAACCGCTCGACACCGGGTCGCTTTCCCGGACGCAGCGGAAAATCCTGCTGCTCATGCGCACGCATGGGCCGGCGTCGTTCGCCGGCGGAACGCGGACGTTCGGGTATCGTGTCACCGAAAACGGCGTGCTGATCCAGGCCTACCAGGCCCCGGAGCTGTTCCTGTGCCGCCGTGGGCTGATCCGCACCGCTCCGATGAACGCCCCTGGCCGCTGGTATCGGCTCACCGAGCAGGGCGAAGCCCGGGCGGCGCGGCTCGTCGACCCATCCGCCCGGCGGGGCGGTCGGGGCTACGTGCCGCCCGCCGTACCGGACGAGGGGGCGATCCTCGCGGCGCTCCGCCATGCCGTCGACCAGGATGACCCGGCACTTGCGCGCTACCCAGCCGCTCCGGAGACGATCGCGGCGATCCGGCGGGGGTGGCAGCTGCGCGGCTGGATCCGGCTGCAGCGGTTCACAGGTCACGGCCGCGCGGCGGCCGCAAGAATGGTGGAAGTGCAGGGGGAGCGAGGATGATGGACCAGTCGATGCAGCGCTTATGCGGCACGCCCTACGAGCGCGTGGACGCGGCTTGGCTGCGGCTGCGGGCCGCTTGCCGGATCGCCCCCATCAGCTCGGCCTGGTCGCGGCCGGACCTGTGGGTCCGCCGCGCACTCGGCCTCGATCCCCAGCGCCTGACCCTGTCCGATGCGGAGTGCGTCTGCGCGGCCATGGAGCGGGACTTGACCACCGTCCGGGGACTCCGGCGGCCGGAGAATCCGGCAGCAGCAGGGACACCATGACGACGGAAAAGACCGATGGCTTTCGGCTGACCGCTGCGCGGTTTCGTCTCGCGGTGCTTCTGTCGGACCTGACAGAGGCTCACAAGGTGGTCGCCGGCCTCATGCTGGAACATCTGCACGGGGAAACCGGCCGGCGCGATGGATCGCTGGTCACCTGGATCGGCGTCCCGACCATGGCGGCGGTCCTGGGGCTGCATCCGCGCACGATCAAGGCCGCGCGCACCACCATGCTCGACACCGGGATCCTGGTCGACTGCCACGAGGGTGGCCGCGGGGCCGGCGACACCAAGTGCGTGGAGTTTTCCATGCGGTGGCTGGAGGACATGGAGGCGAAGCTGCGTCAGGGTGGTCAGTTCGCCAAGCTCGGCAAGGGCAAGGGGCAGAAGGGTGACCGGACGGCCACCCTTCCCGGCCTGTTCGACCGCACGGCGGATGGCGGGATGGGTGACAGGACGACCACCCATTCCAGCGCGGATTTCGCGGGCGTGAAGGGTGGCGAGGACGCGATGGGTGATTCCTCTGTCACTCTTGTCGCACCTGATGCCCAAGAATCCCACCCCCAGGCTGTGGACAATCCGGCCGCACGCCCCCTTTCTGTGGATAAATCCGGCTCCGAAACGGTCCAGGACACGGCAAGGGTGGCAATCGCTGCCGATAAGGGTGGCAGCGAGGCCTCGATAAGGGTGAACGTGGAATCACCCGAACATATAGTTAAACAGGGATCTAACCCCGCGCGTGCGCGCACGCGAGGCCCACGCCAGCCGGGTCAGCCACCCATCCCCTCCGCCCAGCTGAACATCATGCTGCCGATCGACTGCGGTCCGGTCGGCCGTGCCATGGCCGAAAGCCGAGCGGCCGCTGCAGCGCGAAGCGATGGCCACCTGGAGACGCTGCTGGAACGGGCAGGGGGGCTGCTCGGCGATCGTGGCAAGGGCAACCTCGCCGTCAGCGCCCTCCAGTCGACCAACCCGATTCTGTTCCAGGGACTGATCCGCGGCCAGGAACTCGGTGACCCTGAACTCCGGACCGCCCTGAAGGCGGCTCTGGATGCCTGCCAGGGGGCGGAGGCAGTGCCGGCCTCCGCCCCCCTGGCACCGCCCCCAGCAGCCCCTCCCGCGCCTTCTCTGGGCGTTTCGGAGGAGGTTGTGGCGCTGACGGTCACCAAGGTGCTGGCTGCCATGGCACCGACCCTCGTCGCTGCCACCCTTGCGGCCCTCCGGGGCGAGCAGGCGGCAGCAGCATGATAGGATAATTGTCCTCCAAGGTGGTATTCTCTACCCCTATCGTGTGATACTACTCCTACCTTCGGGGCGCCCTTTCTGCGCCTGTTTGGGGGTGTAGGGTGGCCGAAAGGGGCACGCCAAAGGCGGTGGAAGGGGACATCCAGGACGCGGCTGAAGCGTCCAGGGTGCTGGTGGCGATCGCATCGGCTGAACGGCAGCTGGCAGCGGTCACAACCGACCTGGTCACCGACGTGGCGGCCCTGCAGGCGGCGGCCGAGACGCGGGCGGCGCCGCTGCGCGCCCGCATCGAGGCGCTGACCGCGCGGTTGGAGAGCTGGGCGACCCGGCGCCGCATCGGTCGGGCCCGGTCGATCACACTGACCACCGGCCGGCTGTGCTGGCACCCGCGCCCGGACAGCTTGGCGATCGCCGACGAGGCGGCGCTGGTCCGGTGGCTGCAGAGCAACCGGCCGGCCCTTTTGCGCAACAATGTTTCCATCGACCAAGCGGCGATCCTGGCCGATCCGGACGCCGCAGCCACCCTGCCGGGCGTCACGATCCGGCCGGGGCGCGAGGCCTTCGTGGTCGCGGCCGCCGCGGTGCCGCCGGCGCGCCGTCCGTTCCAGCGGCACGAGCCATGATGGGCGAGGTGGCCATGTCGTTCAGCCGTGCCGAAATCAAAGCCATGCGGCCCGCCGAGGCCTTTGTCACGCTGCAGGGCCTGCGCGAGAAGCTGCGCACCATCGGCCTGGACGCCGAGGCCTACGACACCACCCTCGGCCTCCTCGAGGAGCAGCTGGTGCGCGGCACCGTCGTCGACGCGCGCGACGTAATGGCGATCGCGCAGGAGGTCCTGCACGGGCAGCGCAACGATGGCGCCATGGTCAATCCCGAGCTGGTGCCGGCGCTGATCGCGGGGCTGTCGGCGCTGACCAACACCCAGCCGCTCGCCGGCGTCTGACATGGGCCGGAAGAAGCAGGGGCGCGACCGGCGCGCCGCCCGCCAGCTGACGGCCAGGGAACTGCGCGAGCGCGCCGTGCGCCAGCAAGACCGGGCGACGCGCAGCCTGCTGGCCCAGGCCGAATCCCTCCGCTTCTCGATCAGCGACACCCGCCACATCCCGATGCCGACGATGCCCACCACCACCCGCACCGTGTCCTACCCGGTCGGCGGCCGCCGCGGCGCCCACGACGACTACCGCCGCGCGCCGCACACCGCGACGGCCGCGATCCCGCCCTGGCAGCCGGCGCCGGGCGAGGAGCTCCTGGAGGGGCCGTGGGGCGGCTCCGGTGGCTGGACAGTGGAAACGGTGCGGGAGTGGCTTGCCGAGGCGATGGAGACGCTGCGGGCCTGCCCGAAGGACCACCCGGGCGGCTGGCGTAGCTCGATGCCGGACGTCATCCACCAGGCCGCCCTGGCCTATGGGTGGTCGGAGGCGCGGATCCGGATCCTGCCCACGCCGTCCGAGCTCGGCCGGCTCGACGTGGTGCTGCAGTGGCTGTTCCTCCTTGAGGGCATCGACCAGCGGAAGGCGGTCACCGCGGTGGCCATGGGCATCTCGCTGCGGCGGGTCGCCAAGGCGCTGCACTGTTCGCACACCCACGTCGCCACGCTGGAGCGCAAGGCGGTCGAGCTGCTCGTCGCCACGCTGAACGGCTGATGGGTGATTCCAGAGACACCCTTACGGCGGCGGTCGCCACCCCTATGCAAGCGCATGCCAAAGGGTGGTCAAGGGTGATTCCTCTGTCACCCTTGGGCGGCCGCCACCTCGTGGGCGAGGGTGATTGCGGAATCACCCTTGGGAGGGTGGTTGCTGCGTCGCCCTTCGCTGCACGTTTAAAAATAATAGTCCTCTTGAAGCGATTTACCCGACTCGCTACGTGTCCGCCTCATGCATGCAAGCGAAGGGGAAGCGCATGAGCGGTAATTTCAAAATTGTTGAGACTGTCACGCTGGCCCACAAGGAGATCATCATCGGCACCAGTGGACGTCGGGTTTGGCGCCCGGAGGCTGAGGTCTCAGTGCACCTTGAAGGCAATGTGACCACCCGTCCCGTAATCACCTCTTGGGGCGACACGTCGCTCTCTGAAGCTGAGGCCGATGTGGTGGCGCGGGCCGCTCGTTGGAACCTGGCTCGCAAGCTGGCGGCTGTGGCGAGCGTGGAGGCAACGGATTTCACGGCGGTGCGCACCGCCGAAGGCTGGCGTTCGACTGTCCGTTGGGCTCTGGCTGACGGGCCGGACGTCACGGTCACCGTCCCCAGCTATGGCTCTCGGGAAGATGCTCGGGATGCTGCGCGCCAGATCGTGAAGGATGCGACCATCGCGTTGTCCCCGGCGGCTGACGATCCGATCCGCACTGGTGAGGGTGCGCCGCTTCCGACCCCGCACTGGTTCGGGCAACTCACCCGCTACGGCAGCGTTTTTCCGTAAGACGGCGCCGAGGGGTCAGCACTGGCGAGGGGGGTGGTGCCGCCGCCATCCTTGCCGGTGTCGCTTGCAAACTCACGATGCAAGCTGGATGACGCCATATGGGCGGCATGATGGCGTTGACATGACGCCATCATGACGTCACATTGGCGTCAATCAGGCGGCATTCAGCCGCCTATGTGCCGTCACAATGACAGCAATCCAGCACCATAATGGCATCGGAGTGGCGTCATGATTATCACAGTGGGTGGCATGAAGGGCGGCAGCGGGAAATCGCTTGCCGCCACCAATTTGATGGTGCTGCGCCGCGCCGCTGGCGTCGATGCGCTGCTGGTCGACGCGGACGACCAGGAGACCGCCAAGGAGTTCACCGACCAGCGCGAGGCGCTCGGCCACGGCGTGCTTCCCCTGGTCCAGCTGACCGGCAAGACGGTGCGTGACCAGGTCCGCCAGCTCGCCGGCAAGTACACCGACGTCATCATCGACACCGGCGGCCGCGACACCGCCAGCCAGCGTGCGGCGCTGACGGTGTCCAACGTTGTCCTGCTGCCATTCCAGCCCGGGAACTTCGACCTGTGGACCTTGGAGAAGGTGGAAGGGATCATCGAGGACGTGCGGGCGGTGAACCCCGAGCTCGACGCCATAGCCTACATCTCCCGCGGGCTTGCCGTCGGATCCGACAACGAGGATGCGGCCGACCTGCTGCGGCAGTCTCAGGTGATCCGCTTCGCGCCGGTGACGCTGATGGGACGGAAGGTCTTCAACACCGCCGCTGGGAAGGGGTTGGCCGTCGCAGAGCTGACGTCCAAGAGCAGCTCGGAGCGCAAAGCGATCGCGCAGGCCTCGGCCGAGATGCAGCAGCTCTACGACCTTGCGTTCGGCTCGGTGACGGCAGACAGCCGCCAAAGTGACGCCACCGTAACGCCATAATGGCGTCATCGTGACATCAAAGAAGCGCCATAACGACATCAAGGATAGCAGCCATGGCCATCACCCCTCGCGTCAAACCAGCCCCCAAGCCTCCGGTGGATGAAGCCGCCGTGGACCGTGTGATCAACCGGGGTCTGGCCCGGGCCGATACGGAGCCGGCCGCGGAAGGGAAGGTCCGCCGGTTCTCGTTCCGGGCACCGGTCGAACTGATGGAGCGGATCGAGGCCGAAGCGAAGAAGCGTCCCGGCACCGTGTCCGCCAACACTTGGCTGCTCGAAGCGGCTTACGAGAAGCTAGGCCGGGCGGGCTCCGAGTGACGACGCCTGAATGACGCCAACAAGGCGCCATAATGACATCATGGTAGCGTCAGAATGGCGCTATGCCTCCTGGCGTCATCGCGTCGGTGACGCCACCGCTTCATGGTTCCGATTCGGGGGGTGGGGGATTTGGTGACACCCCCCTGTTGTCCACAACGCCGGACTTATCCCGGGGGATTTGGTGACGCAAGGTGGGGGATTTGGTGACACGACTCGACTTATCCCGGGGGATTTGGTGACGAGTCAAAAGGTAAGGACAAAAGAAAAAACAAATAGCTCCGTCACCAAATCCCCCACCTTGACGGCAGCGACGAAAAATTGAAGATCGACCGGGCTGATGGGGAATGCGATGGGTGAAATACATCAACTCGTTTTGCAGGTTGGGCATAATGCCGCTCGATCTCAATTCCCCCACAGCGAAGCCGACATCGCGGCTGCTGTGCTCGCCGATGAGACCCGTGACACCGGCTTTTCGTATTCCGGCTTCGCGCTGACGGCCTTCCCGTACAAGAAGCTGCCCACCGACGCCAGCTGGACCAAGGACGGTCACCAGGTGACCATGACGGTCGACCCGGGCAGCCTGAAAGTGGCCGGGAAGGTCAGAAAATACGGCGTGCCCTACGGAGCCTCGGCCCGTCTGGTGATGATCTACCTGCAGAGCGAGGCGGTGCGAACCTCCTGTCCAACGGTCGAGCTGGGCCGGTCGCTGCGGGCCTTCGCCACCGAACGGCTGGGGCTGGAGTGGGGCGGGTCGACCGGCAAGGCTCTCCAGGATCAGATCTACCGCCTCTCGGCCTGCAGCCTGAAATTCTTCTGGTCCACCGCCCGCAGCGACCATTTCGAGTGCCCGCGGCTCATCCGCAGCGGCTCCTTCGCCGGCGCCGGCGCCGCCGACGATCCCCAGGCGCGCCTGTGGGACGATTCCGTCACCCTGGATGACGAGTTCTACAAGCACCTGCGGCTACACGCGGTGCCGCTTCTCGACGCCGCCGTCCGCGCCCTCGCGGACGAACCGGTGGCGCTCGACATGTACGTCTGGCTGGCCTACCGGCTGCGCAGCCTCGATCGGCCGACGCCCATGTCCTGGGCGGCCCTCAAGGAACAGTTCGGCGGCGGCTACAAGACCGTCCGGCAGTTCAAATACAAGGCCGGGCCGTCTTTGCGCCGCGCCCTCGCGGCATACCCGGAGGCCGTCGTGACAATCGAGGACAAGGAGATCGTCCTCTACCCCAGCCGCCCGCCCATCGCCCGATCGGCCTGACGAGGGGGCGTCACCAAATCCCCCACCCCGACCGGCTGTAGCTGGATTCCGCGGGGCGTTTGCACATGTCGCTTTACAAACCTAGGATTATTTTCCATCGTGTGATTCACGATGCGCTCATCACGCCCGCCCGGCTTCCGCCGCGGCGGGCGTTCCTGTTTCTGGCGCACGCGCCCGATCGTCCCAACCGCTGGTGACCCGTCCATGATCCGCTTCGACGAACCCGTTTCGGTGCTCCTCCGGTGTGCCCAGCAGCTGTACCCGGCTCTGGCCACCAAGGTGGTGCTCGTCGACGGCATGCACGCCGCGGACGGCGCCTGGGGAATGACCTGGTGGCCGGATGGCGCCGGCGAGCTGCATCCCGACTGGGAGGACGGCATCACGGCGTTGATCCTGATCGACGCATCGGCTCCCTATTACGCGGTGCCGGACATCCTGGCGCACGAGTTGGCGCACGCTGTGGCGGGACCGGACGGCGGCCACGCGGATGTCTTCGCCGCCGCCTATCTGGCCCTCCACGCCGCCTTCAGCCGCGCCCACGGGTGCGAGCCGACGGCCGAGCTCGTGGCGGAGCTGCACACGCTGGTCGACTGCGCGCGTACCGGCCGGCCGTACGAGCCGGCCGGCTCCGAGATCGTCCCGGGCGGAGTCTGACCCGCCCAGCCGGCCAATTGGAGCAAATGCCCGCGTTGCGGTGCGAAACGCATTCGCACCAGCGGGAGTCCCTGGCCGCCGCCGTGGCGGCGTTGGCACCGATAGGTTTCGCCATGGAACACACCACCCGGCCGGTTTGTGAGGGTGCATGGGGGACCTGACCACACAGCCAGCAGCCTCATCGGCGCCGGCGGCGCCCTTGCCCCTGACCCGGCTGCAGGAGCGCCTCCTCGACGCCTTTCTGGCCGGCCGGACGCCGCGCACGCAGGCGGCCTACCAGCGTGACGTCGCCGACTTCGCCCGCTTCGTCGGTGTGGCCGATCCGGAGGAGGCCGCCCGGCGGTTGCTCGCCACGCCGCACGGCGACGCCAACGGCCTGGCCATGGCCTACCGTGCCGACCTGATCGGGCGCAAGTTGGCGCCGGCGACCGTCAACCGCCGCCTGTCGGCGCTGCGCAGCCTGGTGCAGCTCGGCAACCAGCTGGGCCTGATCCAGTGGCAGCTCCAGGTCGACAACGTCCGGGCCGAGCTGTACCGCGACACCCGTGGGCCTGGCCGGTCGGCGGTCAAGGCGATGACGCGGATGGCCGCCGGCCGCGGCGGGATGAAGGGCCTGCGGGACGCGGCGATCCTGCGCCTGCTGCACGATCTCGGGCTGCGGCGGGGCGAGGTGGTCGCGCTCGACCTCGCTGATCTTGACACGATCGCCGGCACGCTGGCCGTGCTTGGCAAGGGCCGGACGCAGAAGGAGCTGGTCACGGTGCCGCCGGCGACGCTGGCCGTGCTGATGACCTGGGTGAAGCGGCGGGGGCCGGTTCCCGGCCCGTTGTTCCGCTCGCTGGATCCGGCGGGGAAGGGCGACGGCCGGCTGACCGGCACCGCCGTCTACCAGATCGTTCGCGCGCTGGGCGAGGACGTCGGGGTGACGGCGCGGCCGCACGGGTTCCGCCACACCGCGATCACCACGGTGCTCGACCGCTCGAAGGGCGACATTCGGGCGGCGCAGAAGTTCAGCCGGCACCGCGACGTGCGGGTGTTGGAGCGCTACGACGATTCCCGCGAGGACCTCGCCGGCCAGATGGCCGACCGGATCGCCCGGGACGACGACTGATGGTCGCGGCGCCGGGCGCGGCCGCCGTCGGCTCGCTCGTCTGGCGGCCGGCCTTCCGCTCGCGCAACGCCGTCGCCTACCTGGTCAGCCGGTCCTGGCGGTCCGACGCCAAGGCCGCCGACATCGGCGCGCTGAAGGCGGCGAAACGGACCTGCGCGCCCGACGTGCTGGACGCCGCGGCCGCCGACGTGGCGCTCGTGGCGGCGGCGCTGGGCGGCCCGCTGACCGGCTGGACGGTGACCACGGTGCCCTGCGGCCACAGCCGGCGGCCGGACTGCTTCGGCAAGCAGCTCGCCCAGCGCTGCGCCGGTCGGCTCGGGCTGCCCTTCCTGCAGGTCTGGGCGGATCGCTTCGTCTCGGGGGTCAGCCACCCCAAGGAGTTTGCCAAGCTGCCGCCGCTGGAGTGGCAGGCGGACCCGCCGGGCCCGATGCTGCTGATCGACGACGTGGCGACCAGCGGCTGGCACATCGAGGAGGGCCTGACGGCGCTGCGCGCGCGCGGCGTCGCGGCGCTGGGCCTGGTCTGGATCGGCGGTGAGGTTGCCCCGCCACGGCCCGAACGGGCCTCCGCACCGCCGCCGGCCGCCGCCGGCTCGTACACCTGGTGGCTTCCAGGATCTTGACGATGAGGACCGCCATGGTCGACCTGTCCCCCCGCGCCCCGGCCGACGGCCTGGGCTCGTCCTTCGGCACCCTGCCGTTCGACGTCTACAACACCCGCCAAGCCGTCCTCGATGGCGGCGTGGCCACCGCCGTGTGGACGATGCCGGCGTGGTACGGCGCCTTGCACGGCGTCGCGGCGGAGCTGGCCTTCTGGGCCTGCGTCCTGCTCGCCGTCGGCCGCTTCGCCTGGTTCGTGCTGGACCTGGTCGCGCGCTTCCGCGCCGGCCGGCCCCCCAAGCCGTAAGGTGCGCACCATGACCCTCGATGCGCGCTCCCTGATGGCGGCCGTGAAGGCCAATCTCGGGGCGCTGGAAGGCTGCCCGGGCCACCGCTTCGAGCGGATCGCGCCCGGGCAGATCTTCTCGAAGTATCGCTGTGCGGTCTGTGGCGGCACCGCCGATCTCGACTTCAAGACGGGCTACGAGCAGGGTCTGCAGCACGGCAAAACCTCGGCCGGCGCGGTCTGAAGCTTACGAAAATGGGCATTATCGTAAACTCTGAACTGGTGCGCACCATGACGCAGGACGCTCAGAAGCCGGCCGAAACCGCCGATCCGCCGGCGTATTACGAGGACGCCAAGGGACGCATGATCCCGGCGCGCTTGGTGAAGGCCACCGACCTGTTGGAGGACCAGCTCGTCCGTGAGCTGCTGGAGCGGGCGGAATCCCTCGCTGCGACGCTGGCCGCCTTCAAGGCGGGCGTCTTCAACGACGTCGGCGCCTTCCTGGCGATCCTGGCCGATCAGTACGACGCAAAGCGCGGCGGCAAGAAGGGAAACCTGACCTTCACCAGCTTCGACGGCAAGCTCAAGGTTCAAGTCGCCGTTGCGGATCACCTGACGTTTGGCCCTGAACTCCAAGTCGCCAAGCAGCTGATTGACGAATGCATTGGTGAATGGGGCAAGGACGCGAACGATAACATCCGCGTTCTTGTCGATCACGCTTTCCGCGTTGATAAGGAAGGCCAAGTCTCCCGTGAAAGTGTCTTTGCTCTGCGCCGTGTCTCCATTGCCGATGCCCGGTGGGCGCGGGCAATGGAGGCCATCGCTGACAGCATCCGGGTGGCTGGCACGAAGACCTACGTCCGGTTCTACCACCGGGACACGCCGGAATCGTCGTGGCGATCGGTCACGCTGGATCTGGCGAACGCCTGACCTCACCCGCCGGATCCCGTCATTATCGTAAACTCGGGGCTGCCCATGACCCTCACCCAAGCCATCCTGACGCTGGCGCTGGTCTGTGCTGTCGGCGTTGGCGCGCTGGTCGCTCTGGCCATCCATCTGGGGCGGTGCGCAGGTGCGCACCACCAGCTCGGTGCGCACCATGTCCCTCGTGTTTATCGCCGGTGGCGGCCGGATCGGGAGGCCTGACATGACCACCCCCACCATCAACCCCATCCTTCAGCAGGCGGCCAACGCCAGCGTGGCCAGCGATCTCGCCTTCGACGCACATCTGCTGCTGTTCAAGGCGGCGCTGACCGTGGGTGATCCGGCTCGCATCCAGGCGGCCCGGCAGGCCGCGATCGACACGTTCGAGGCCCGGCTGGATGCGCACGCTGCGCTCTATGCCACGGACCGACAGCTCGGCGGGCGGGTGTGACCATGAGCAAGCGCCTGATAGTGCTGAAGCCGCGCCTCACGCCCATGGACGTGCGCACCGCGCGCCCGGCGCCGAAGCAGCCCGACGCGGTCCTGGTGTCCTCGGCGTGGCAGCAGCTCGTCGAGCGGGCCATCCAGGTGCGCGGCCGCCGGTGCGAGCGCTGCGGCAAGACGCACGAGGACGATGGCGCGCCGGTCAAGCTGATCGGCGACCACATCCACGAGCGGCGGGACGGCGGCGCCGAGCTGGATCCGGCCAACGTCCAGCTGCTGTGCGCCAGGGCGGGCGGCGACGGCCGCCAGCACGCGGATGGGGCGTCGGGTGGGTGCCATGCCCGCAAGACCTCAGAGGCCCGCCGCCGGCGGCTGGGCGGGCTCTGAGGGGGGAGGGGGTTTGGATCCGGACCGAGGGGCCTGCCCGCCCTACCGGTATGGGTCTCACGCGCAGATTATTTTTCCCCTGGGCGATTCCAGGTGCGCACTTTCGCGGGGGGCGCGGTAGCCCATGACGAAGCGCAAAGACATCGATTGGTCGGCCATCGAGGCCGACTATCGCACTGGGAACTATAGCAATCGGGCCCTGGCGGCGAAGCACGGGGTGTCCGAGGCGGCGATCCGGAAGAAGGCCGGCGAGGCCGGCTGGGTGCGCACCGGGTGCGCACCCGCGCACCACGGTGCGCACCAGCAGGATCGCCAGCCGGAACCCGAGATCCTGCCGCCGGTGCGGCCGCAGCTTCCACCGGCGGACGGCACCGCCTCCTCCGCCGCGGCGGCGCCGGTCGTTCCGGTCGAGCTGGCGGACCATGTGCGCGAGCTCGTGCGCCGGCAGCTGCACGAGCTGGACACGACCACGTCGCAGCTCGACGACATCGAGGACGCGATCCATGACGAGACGCAGGGCGATCGCAGCGGGCGGCGGCGTTCGGCCATGCTGAAGGCGGTCAGCCTGCCGGCGCGGTCGCTGACGTTGAAGACGATCGCCCAGGTCCTGGAGCTGCTCGGCGAGGCCGGCGCCAGCAAGAAGAAGGTCGGGAAGAAGGAGCAGCGGCAGGAGGCGGCGGCGGAGGCCGGCCGCGGCCGCTACGCCCCGCGCCCACCGCCGAAGCTCGTGGTGGACAACGGCTGATGACGGCGCCCTTCGACGGTCAGCCGGTCTGGAGCACCGCGTGCCCGGACTGGGAGCGGCGCATCGTGGCGTCGGAGAGCCTGGTGCCGTTCGCGCCCCTGTTCCCAGGCGAGGCCGCGGCCGCCATGGACGTCTTCAACGGCCTGCGCGTCGTCGACGCTCCGGGCAGCCCGATGATGGCGGACGCCGCCCGCCCGTGGGTGAAGGACTTCGTGGCGTCGATCTTCGGCGCCTACGATCCGGACAGCGGCCGCCGCTTGGTCAATGAGTTCTTCCTGCTGATCAGCAAGAAGAACACGAAATCGACCACCGCCGCCGGCATCATGCTGACCGCGCTGATCCTGAACTGGCGGGAATCGGCCGAGTTCATCATTCTCGCGCCCACCATCGAGATCGCCAAGAACAGCTTCGACCCGGTCCGCGACATGATCCGGAAGGATCCGGAGCTCTCCGACCTGCTGCTGGTGCAGGAGCACACCCGGACGGTCACCCACCGCCTGACGAACGCGACGCTGAAGGTGGTGGCGGCCGACAACGATACGGTCGGCGGCAAGAAGGCCGTGGGCATCCTGGTCGACGAGCTCTGGATCTTCGGCAAGCGGGACGGCGCCGAGAACATGCTGCGCGAGGCCACCGGCGGGTTGGCCAGCCGGCCGGAGGGGTTCGTCATCTACCTGACCACCCAGTCGGACGAACCGCCGCGCGGGGTTTTCCGCACCAAGCTCCTCTACGCCCGCGGGGTGCGGGATGGCCGGATCACCGACCGGAAGTTCCTGCCGGTGATCTACGAGTTCCCGGACGCCCTGCTGAAGGAGGAGAAGCACAAGGACCCGGCGTATTTCTACATCACGAACCCCAACCTCGGCACCTCGGTCGACGTCGAGTTCCTGGAGCGGGAGTACGCCAAGGCGCTGCAGGATGGCGAGGATTCGGTCCGGGGCTTCCTGGCGAAACACCTGAACGTCGAGATCGGCATGGCCCTGCGGTCGGACCGCTGGGCCGGCGCCGACTACTGGCTGCGGGCCCAGAACGTCGACCGCGCCTTGACCCTGCGGCGCATGCTGGAGCGGTGCGACGTGGTGACCTGCGGCGCCGACGGCGGCGGCGCCGACGATCTGTTCGGCTTCGGCGCGATCGGGCGCGAGAAGATCACACGCCGCTGGCTGGCCTGGTGCAAGGCGTGGGCGCACCCGGTGGCGCTGGAGCGCCGGAAGATCAACGCCACCTGGTACGAGGGGTTCGTCAAGGACGAGGACCTACAGGTGATCACCGACTACCCCGAGGACATCGATGGGGTGGTCGAGCTGGTCGAGCTGGTCAAGAAGGCGCAGCTCTTCGCCGGCATCGGCCTGGACGTGATCGGCATCGGCGCCCTCGTCGACGCCCTGGACGTGATCGACGTCACCCAAGAAAACGGGCTGATCGAAGGCATCTCGCAGGGCTACAAGCTCAGCGGCACCATCAAGACGGTGGAGCGCAAGGTGATCGACGGCTCCTTCGTCCACGCGGGCCAGCCGCTGCTGAACTGGTCCGTCAGCAACGCCAAGGTGGAGCCGACCCGCAACGCCTTCCTGATCACCAAGCAGGCCTCGGGCAAGGCGAAGATCGATCCGCTGATGGCGATGCTGAACGCCGCCGTCCTGATGGAGCGCAACCCGCAAGCGAAGCGGTCGGTCTACGAGGACCGCGGCCTCCGCAAGTTCTAGGGGACATCGTCATGAAGAAGCTGTTGGAGCGCACCGCCGCGGCGGTGGGCGTGATCCTGCTCGACCTGACCGGCGTCGCCGGCGCCGCCTCGGTCGCCTATGGCGCGTGGCTGGCCTGGCCGCCGGCCGGCTTCATCGTCGGCGGGGGGCTGGTGATCGCCGGCGTCTCCCAGCTGTCGCGGACGATGGCCGCGCGGGGTGACGGCTGATGCGAGGCCTGTTCGGCGGCATGGTGGCGCCGGTGCGCAAGTCGGCCGCGGCCGCTGCCGACGGCAGCGCGGTCGCGGCCGGCCGCACCGCCGGCTGGATGCCGCTGCTGACCACCAAGTCGGCGGTGGGCTTGGCGGTGTCTCAGGGCACCGCCATGAAGGTCAGCACGGTGTTCGCCTGCGTGAACATCCCGGCCGAGGACGTGGCCCGCGCGGTGCCCAAGCTGTACCGCAAGCTGCCGCCGCGGGTGCTGGATGACGGCCGTGTCCTGCCCGGCGGGCGGGTGGAGGTGACCGACCATCCGGTCGCCCGGCGCTTCGTCCGGCCGAACCAGTACCAGGACTGGAACCAGTTCGCCGGCATGATGGAGCGGTGCCTGGGCCTGAAGAGCAACGCCTACGCGGTGATCCTGACCGACCGGCGCGGAAATCCGGCGCAGTGGATCCCGATGAACGCCGACAAGGTGACGGTGCTGGAGGCGGTCGACGGCTCGGTGTTCTACCGCTTCGCCACGGCCGGCAACGTCGAGCGGTCGCTCTTCGACCGGCTGTTCCGCCAGACCGGCAGCCTGACGGTGCCAGCGGAATACGTGCTGCATCTGCAGGACGTCGGCTTCAGCATGCTCTACGGCTCATCGCGAATTGGCTTCGCGGCCGACGCCATCGGGCTGTCGATGGCGCAGGAGCAGGTGGCCTCGGCCTGGATGGCGAACGGCGCTAAGCCGTCGGTGGTGCTGGTCACCGACAAGGAGCTGTCGGAGCCGGCCGCCAAGCGCATCAAGGCCGAGTGGGAAGAGCTGAACGGGGGCCTCGGCCGGCAAGGCGGCACCGCGGTGCTCGAGCAGGGGTTGAAGCCGGAAACCCTGTCGCTGAAGTCGACCGACATGGAGTTCCTGGCCAGCCGCAATTTCCAGGTGGAGGATATCTGCCGGTTCTTCCGCATGCCGCCGCACAAGGTGGCGCAGGTGAAGGGCGCGACGAACAGCAACATGCAGGCGCAGGACAGCGACTATCTCGACAACACGCTGTCGCCGCGCTTCACCCGGTGGGAGCGCCGGCTGGATTTCCATTTCCAGCTGGCGGAGCAGGGGTTGGAGGTGGACTTCGACCTGTCGGACCTGTTCCGGGCCGACCCGTCGACCCGCATGGCAACGGCGCGCCAGGGCTACAACGGCGGGATCCTGACGCAGAACGAGGCGCGGTGGGTCTTCGATCGGTCGCTGCCGCCGATCGAGGGCGGCGACGTCCTGATGGCGCCGACCAACATGGCGGCCACCGGCAGCCACGCCTCCGGCTCGGCACCCGACGGCGCCGGCCGCCCCGCGGACAGCGAACGGCTCGACAAGGGCGCCTCGGGGGTGGCGCAGTTCCCTTTTTCTGGCGGGGTGACCAAGGGGCATGAGGACCAGCCACGCGATGAGCGCGGGCGGTGGGCCCGGACCGGCGGTGCGCTCCTCGATCTGTTCGAAGCGGCGGCCAAGCCCGGCAACAGCCAGGCGGTGGTCGAGCTCGGCCTGGTCGGAAACGCCGACGACGTGCTGAAGGCCACCGGCCTGTCGCTGGCGGGCTACCAGCGCACGGTCGACACCTACGGCGTCCGCCACGCCATCAAGCACCATGGCAACGCGAAATCCGAGGCGAAGCGCGGACAGCGGGCGATCGTCCAGGAGGATTTCCGCCACATTCCGGCGATCGTGTCCAAGCCGGACAGCATCGAGGCGGCCGGCAAGAGCAAGCTGGGGCGGGATGTGCTGCGCTACGGGAAGAGGATCGACGGGGTCGAATACACCTACGTCGCCGAGGTGCTGACCGGGCGCAAGCGCGAGACGATGCTGACGATGTATTCGCGGCCCGTGACGTGAGCGTGCTGGACCCGAAGGTCCCCCCGTCACTGAACGGCCGAACCGATTTCACGGACCGCGTGTGCAGCATAGCTCCGCCGGCGGTCACGGGCAACTCTGGGAAAGGGGTAGGGCATGGACCTGAAGCGCAAATTCATCGGGGGCACGGTCACCAGCGGGGACGGCCTCGGCCCGCGCCAGGTCCGCGTCGTCATTTCCGCCGGCACGGTTGACCGCGCCGGCGACGTCGTCGTCCAGAAGGGGATCGGGTTCGACAATTACCAGAAGAACCCGGTGGTGCTGTGGAATCACAAGAAGGATTTCCCGGTCGGCAACGCCATTGAGCTGATCCCCAAGGGCGATCTGACCGAGGCCCTGGTGGAGTTCTTCCCAGAAGGCGTCGATGAAACGGCCGACCGCATTTGCCGGATGGTCAAATCCGGCGGGATCAAGGGCGTGTCGATCGGCTTCGACCCGCTGGAGGCGAAGCCGCGGAAGGACGGCGGCGTGGAGTTCACGCGCTGCGACCTGATGGAGTTCAGCTTCGTCACCATCCCCTGCCACGCCGACGCGCTGGTGGTGGAGCGCGCGCTGGATGCCGGAGTGTGGGGCCGGCCGGCGGTCCTGCGCGTGCCCGCGGAGCTCTCCAAGGACGCCGTGGCGCAGATCCGGAAGGATTGGCTGGAGGCGCGGGCCTCTGGTGGCCTGTTCATCGTCGGGCGGGATTGGCAGCTCGAGGATGATGGCCTCGTCACCAAGCAGCTGGTGACGCGCGATGCCCCGAAGCTGGCGGTGAAGGGCCTCTATGACGTCGCCAGCCTCGCGAACCTGCTGTCGAGCCTCGGCTACATCCACAGCAACGCCGATTGGGAGGCCGATTACGAGGGCGACGGCAGCGCGGTCCCCGGCATGCTGGCCGACGCGATGCGCCAGCTCGGCGAGGCGCTGATCGCCATGACGGCCGAGGAGGTGTCCGAGCTGCTGGCGAAAGCCGGCGGCGAGAAGGCGGCCACGGCGGCGCAGCTGAAGAGCTTCGGGGCGATCGTGAAGGCCGGCCGCACGCTGTCAGCCGCCAGCGAAGCCGACATCAAGGCCGTGGTCGACCTGATCGGCGCGACGAAGGCCAGCACGACGCCGGCGGCGCCGGACGATGCCGCCGATGCGGACGCGGCCGCCCGTGAGGAGCGCGAACGGCGCGTAAAGGCGATGCGCCTGTCCATCGACTGATTTCCCCCGCCCGTGCTGGCGAAGGGCCGCGGCCGCCTTTGGGGCGGCATTTTTTATGTCCACAGGAGTCCACCATGACCATCACCCAGCTCCGCCAGCAGTACGCCAAGGCGGTCGACGATCTCGCCACCCTCACCGGTGACAAGGACGCTTTCGAGAAGAAGGAGGCGGAGGCCCTGCAGCTGAAGGGCCAGATCCAGCGGATGGAGAAGCAGCAGCTGCTCGCCGCCGAAACCGCCGAGCCCAGCCCGGGCCAGCCGACCACCCCCGTCATTCCCACCACGCCCGCCCAGCCGCAGGAGAAGGTCGCCAAGATCGGCGGCTTGGTGAAGTCGCTCTACAACGCCGGCGGCAATTTCATGCTGGCCAAACAGTGGGCGACCGAGAACATGGGCGAGTCCCATCCGGTCACCAAGGCCCTGAACACCGCCACCGCCACCGCCGGCGGCGCCCTGCTGGCCGAGGATATGGCCAACGAGGTGGTGGAGCTGCTTCGGCCCCGCACGGTGGTCCGTTCCTCCGGCGCCCGCGTCGTTCCCATGCCCCGCGGCACCATGCGCATGCCCAAGCAGACCAGCGGCGTCACCGGCACCTATGGCGGCGAAGGCGCCAAGGCCGGCACCCAGCAGGGCAGCACCGGCGGCATCACGGCGACCTTCAAGAAGCTGACGGTGCTGACCCCGGTCAGCAACGACTGGCTGCGCTACGCCTCGGCCGCCACCGATTCCATGGTCCAGGACGACATCCTCCAGGGGCTCGCCGGCACCGAGGACCTCGCCTTCCTGCGCGGCGACGGCACGGGCGAGTGGCCGCTGGGCATGCGCAACGCCGTCCTGCCCGGCAACCTGATCGCGTCCGATCCGACCTTCACCCTGGAGACGGTCGACAGCGAGCTCGGCTCCGCCAAGCTGGCCTTGGAGCTGCGCGACATTCCCATGCTGAACCCGTGCTGGTTCATGAACCCGCGCACGGCCGAGTTCCTGTGGAACCTGAAGAACGACAACGGCTTCTATGTCTACCGGGATGAAATGAACAGCGGCAAGCTGCGCCGTTACCCGTACAAGACCACGACCCGCATTCCGCAAAACCTGGGCGTCGGCGGCGACGAGACGGAAATCTACTTCGGCGACATGGCGCAGGCGATGATCTTCGACGCCCTGGCGCTCTCGATCGCCATGTCGAACGAGGGCACCTACACGGCGGAAGACGGCACGCAGCCA